TAATTAATTCAACAACTTTGGATTATCCTGTATTTATGTGGATTTTTGGATTTACTACAGGATCAGGACCAACTATGGAAGTTACTTTTGATTTTCAAGAATCAGAATATCCATCAATTTTTGAAACAGTCCCAACAGACAATAACCAAGATATATATTATGAGCTTTCGAACACGTATCCTATTATCGGTGGCAATCACTATGGAAATGCTCAAGATCAAGTTATTGGAGTTGATCCGGCAATAGTTGATTTAAATAAGATTTATAACATAAATGAAAATTTAGATTTTAACGCTTTTGCTTGGGGTAATAATGTGGAGAGTTATCGCATTAGAGATGACTGGAATGCAGCCACAATGGAATTTAGTCCAAGGGCTAATTCTACTGTTGAAGGATATGAGCAACAAACGCTTGTTCAAGCTTTGACATATAGTGGTGTATACCAACAAACAACAGCCATAAATAGATTAAATGAGTTTAACTTATCATTAGGTAACTTTAAATATTTAGATAGATTCTTTGGATCTATAGAAAAAATATATGCAAGAGACACAGATTTAGTAGTGTTACAAGAAAATAAAATATCTAAAGTCCTTTACGGTAAAAACTTATTAAGTGACTCTACCGGTGGTGGAGTGGTTGCATCTATTCCTGAAGTATTAGGAACACAGATTTCATATGTTGGCGAGTATGGAATAAGTAATAATCCTGAAAGTTTTGCTATTTGGGGTAACAACTTATACTTTACAGATGCTAGACGTGGAGCTGTTCTTCAGTTAGCTGAGAATGGGCTATTTGAAATATCATCTAATGGTATGAAGAACTGGTTCAAAGCTAATCTAGACCCAGCAACACAAAAGCTAGGAATGTTTGATCCTTACTTTGAGCATTATGTTTTAGCTAATAATGACCAAGCTGTACAATATTGTGTATTTAGTGTTAACGAAGATGCAATTAATTTTAGTACAGCAGCTGTAAACAATCAAGATGCATTTAATATTGAGTCTAATAACGAATGGTATATTGAGGTTCCAACTAATAATTGGTTAACATTAACTCCATTATATGGAAATGATAATACATTAATTAAGTATAGTGCACTTGTTAACACAGGAGCACAAAGAAGTGTTACTGTACTTGTTAGAGGGTGTAACGCAACTTATGATATTGTATTTACTCAAGCAGGGATAACAACTACCACAACTACAAATGCTCCTTGTCAATTATATCAAAACCAAACAGCAAATCCTTTGCCTGGAATTAGTTATACAAGATGCGATGGTGTTACTTTTACTAATAGAACCATTGGTAGTGGAGCAACAATATGCGTACAATATGAAACTTTAGGTGGATTCAATTCGCAATATTTAACTTTAGTAAGTGATTGTATAACTCCAACAACTACAACTACAAGTACAACTACTACTCAAGCTCCTATAATAACTTCAACTACAACATTCCCAGGATGTCAAGAGTGGAGAAATGAGTCAGATGAGGAAGCGATAATAACTTATACGCCATGTGGAAGTAATACGCCTGTAAGCAATTATGCTTTAGCAACTACTTCTAGCGTATGCGTTGTTTATGGTTCATTAACTGTTATATCTGGAGGCACAGTTACTTTGGTTGGAAATTGTTCAGCCCCTGCTACTACTACAACAACTAGTACAACTACGCTGCCAACATATTATTATTATGTTTTACAACCATGTGTTGGTGGAGCAAATGTTAATATTAGAACTACTACAGTAATAGCAGTTGGCAGAGCCGTTCAAATAGGAAATGATTGTTATACAGTTACAGGAAATGCGAGTGTAAATACTAACGATTTAGTTAATACTAATCAATATGTGGATTGCGAGATTTGTCAATCTTTCACGCCATCTACAACAAGTACAACCACAACAACACAGGCACCATTAACGTATTATTACTTTAATGCAACAAGATGTTATGATGGAACACCGGTTGTGGTTCAAAGTTTGACTGAATATCCAACAGGGGTAGTTGCTTTCTCTTCAGCTACTAACTATTGTTATACTATATTAGGGGAGTCAGTTGCACCTGCAATTGATGAAGTTAACTCGCTTGTGGATTCATGTTTTGAAATTCAATGCGAAAGTCCAGATATACCTTCTACTACAACTACAACTACTCTGCCTCCATACAATTATTATGCAGCAGAACCATGTGGCGGTGGAGAAGTAATTAGTATTAGAACTACATCAACTATAACTTTAGGTAAAGTAGTTCAAATAGCAGGATTTTGTCATACAATAATTGCTATAACAGGAGTTAATCCTAATGATTTAATTGATACAACTGAGTATATAGATTGTTTTGATTGCGGATATATTCCCCCATCAACTACAACTACTACTACTGAGGCTCCATATTATTACTTTAATGCAACAACATGTTATGATGGGACACCTGTTGTAGTTCAAAGTTTAACAAATTATGTTCTTGATACAGTTGCTTATTCATCATTTACAAATCTTTGTTACACAATAGGTTCAGCGGCTGTTGGCCCTGCAATTGATGAGGTCAACTCAACAGTTGATAATTGTTTTAATGTAATATGCGGTAGCCCTTCCCCACCTACTACTACTACCACAACCACTGCTTCATTGCAATGGTATCAATTAACTAAATGTTCAGATAGTAGTATAGACTACTCAGCAGGTTATGCAGCTGGATATGCTTCAATAAATTCTCGTGTTACTGACTTTGGCTCTAATCCTTGGATAGTTACTAATATATATTCTTCAGATCAAGGTGGATCAGGGTTATTTATATTTAACACTGGTTTTACAGGATGTCCTGAAATTACTACTACTACAAGTACGACTACTTTTCAACCTATTTGGTATGAGGTAACTAATTGTCAAGATGGCACTATACTTAATTCAATTAGTTATCCAGCTTTAACTTTTGATTTTGGTCAAAGAGTTACTATATCGGGTGTTAATTATGTAGTAACAGATTTTTATGTAGCTAACCCTGGAGGAATTTTATATCCAATTGTTCAAACAGGATTGATAGGATGCCCTACTACAACGACTACAACGAGTGCTCCTACAACGACTACTACAACTGTAGCTCCTGCGACAACTACAACAACACAAGCACCTGCTACTACAACTACTCAAGGGCCAACTACTACTACAACTAGTACAACAACTCTTCAGACAGTTTGGTATCAACTTGCTCGTTGTTCTGATGGGGGAGTTGTTAATTCAATTGGATATACCATTGGTTCATTTAGTATTGGAAATAGGGTGACAATAAGTGGAATAACATATGTAATTATAGATTTCTTTACTAACAATCCGGGTGGAACTCAGTATACACTTACTTCTACAGGATTGACAGGATGTCCTCCTAACACTACTACAACAACTACATGTAATCCTACTGCTAATTGGCAGTTTAATGGTAGTTACAATTGTTATGGAACATGTAATAAATATCAAGTAGAGCAGGATCAAAACCCTTGTTCTCCAACATATAACCAAACTCGCCAAGGCTCAGTAGTAGAATTTAATTCTACATTCTGTGGAGGATGTTGTGGTCAATCTACAGCGGCAAACTGGACTAATGAAGGTGGTGCATATTGCGACAACTGTGTATCTAAGCAATTACAACGTGATACTAATCCATGTAGTGGTTCATACAATCAAACTAGAGTTATAAATAGCGGTACTGCATGTAACTACACAGCTAACTGGGTTAACTCAGGTTCTTACGATTGCTATGGTACATGTAATAAATATAACATTGAAGTAGATAATAACCAATGTTCATCAACATATAACCAAACTAGACAAGGATCTTTAGTAGAAAGTAACTCTACATTCTGCGGAGGATGTTGCGGCCAAGGCACAGGAGCTAATTGGGTAGATAATGGAAGCACATTCTGTTCAGATTGTAATTTATATCAACCACAAATAGATAATAATCCTTGTTCGTTTACTTATGGAGACACAAGAAATGTAGACTTAGGTGTTAGCACAGCTTGCGGAACTTGGGTTCAATCTTTCTACTGTGTAGGATATGACAAGTGGTCTAAAGAAACTAATTCTTGTACAGGAAATATACGTAATGAATTTTTAGTAGAAGTTAATAGTGCTTATTGTGGATATGTTCCGCCTCCAACTTGTAGAACATACCAAATAGTAGGGGATAATGCAGATGAGTCTGTAAATGGAGTTTACACCAATTGTGCTGGAGGTAGTGATAGCTTCTCATTCTTTGGTGGACCAGGTACAGTAGGATATATATGTGCTCAAATATCAACTGTTTATGTTACAAGTGGTAATGGATATGCTACAGATACAGGTAGTAGCTGTACGTAATTAAAATTTAATGAAATGAATTTAAGATTTGTGTGTGCACAACCTGCTATAATTTATTATGCATGGCAGGTAGAGGTTATGATAAATAACTTCATGAAGAATGGTATTAACCCAAATAACATTGATATAGTTTGCTCTAAGCCTGATGGCATTGTGCCTGAGGAGTGGAGCAAACTAGCTAATAAGTATGCAGCAAGATTCTTTTTTTACGATGACCTGCGTGCGACCAAAGGATATATATCTTCTATACGTCCTAATATTTTAAAGCAACATTTTGCCAAATATCCCGAACTTGAAAAAGAAGCAATTTTTTATCATGATTGTGATATTGTTTTTACTAAACCCATTGATTGGATTTATCAATATCTAGATGGGAATGAGTGGTACGGATCAGATACCCGTTGGTATATTGCACATTCTTACATTGAATCAAAAGGCAGAGATGTAATTGAACAGATGTGTAAGATTGCTAACATTGATGAGCAACTTGTCAAAGACAATGAGATGAACTCCATCGGAGCTCAATACTTAATGAAGAATATAAACGCAAAGTATTGGGATGATGTCGAGCAACTATGCGAGAAACTATTTGTAGATATCACTCAATTAAATATTAAAAAGAAACAAGCAGACCCATCGCACCATGAGTTACAAATATGGTGTGCCGATATGTGGGCTGTATTGTGGGAAGCGTGGAAGCGTGGCTACAAAACTAATTGCGAGGATAATTTACAATTTGGGTGGGCCACATCTGCCCCATCTGATTGGGAGAAATTCAATATATTCCATAATGCTGGAGTAACAAACTCAGGACATGGTAAATTTTATAAGGCTGAGTACATGAATAAGTTGCCTTATAATATTGCTCCCGAACCAAATAAAGAAACTGCTAGTTGGTACTATTGGAACGAAATACAAGAAACCGCTAAACACTCTTGCTTAATATAGATGATAAAAATAATAGAAGCTGATTGGGGTGGGCTTGATGTATCTTCAGTTGTCAGGGATAAATTTTTAATTAATAATAAAATTCACCTATGTGCAACCAATGATTATTTTACCGATCCAAAACCATTTCATACAAAAGAACTTAAATTAGTTTTTGAATATAATGGGGAGGTTATTGAAGAAATAGTAAATGAAAATGCTACATTTGAATTTCCTTTCCCAAAATATAAAATAGATAATGCACTTATACTTACCTCATGTAACAGAGTTGAGCAAATATGTTTAGCCTTATCTGTAAATAGTAGAATAATTAACCATCCATTTACACTTATAGTTGTTGATAGTTCAACTCCTCATTTAGATGCTAATGGTGCAATTATGATGCACAGGGGTGACGATCCATACAACTTAATTAATGACAAAAATTATAATCCAAATTGGAAACTTATAGAAGAGCATATTAAAACCTTGCCTAACATAAAAGAATATAGGGTTATACATCAATCTCCTCGTCAAGAGAAACAAGTAGGGGAGGCTGAGCTGATGAGCCTAGGCATTACATCTGCATCAATGTTAGGATGCAAATATGGCATTAAACTTACCGGAGTATGTCACCTTAAACGGAACCCATTTGACGATAAACTAGGAGATGAATCTGTGTATACTTGGGAAAGAACAATGAGCGAACAAAAGAGTACGAGAGTTGTAATGTTCCGACCAGAAGAATTTGGTTCTTTATTAGTGAATAAAGGATGGAAGGAGTGGGTATACACCTACGATTTTATTGAAAAAAAATTAGATAAAATAGTAAATAAATATTTACCGACTAATAAAATATCTCATTTTAATTTAAAAGAAAAAGATATTATAGTTGACGAAGGAGTAGGTAGGCATGACCATAGAGAAATCATAACTAATAATTTAATTAAACACAATCTATTAGATTGTAACGATAAATATATTCAATCATTTTTACAAGGAAACATATGGTAAAGAAAGTAAGTTTTGTATGCACGACATACAGACGGTTTACATGCTTAAAAAGAATTTTAGCACAATTTAATGCCCAATCATACCCTAATAAAGAACTTATTATTTTTAATACAGATGAGGAATATCCATATGTATTAGAGTATCCACAAGATAATGTCATTGTTGTAAACAATGGTATTGATTATCAAACAGGTGAGCCATATTTAAATAGAGGTTTTATTTGTAGAGATGCAGTTACTCATGCTACAGGAGATTACTTTATGCTTGCAGATGACGATGACATATATTTGCCTTGGCATATTAAACAGGCAGTAGAAGGTATTGAAGAGATAGGCAAAGATGCTTGGAAACCTGAGCAATCTTTCTTTGCTACGCAAAACAAACTTGAGTTAACTATGAATACCTTAGAAGCATCTGTCATCGTAAAGATGCCTCGCATAAGACAGATTGGGTTCCGTAGTGACATCACAGGATACGAAGGATTAAGTTGGTATACTAAGTTAAGAGATGAGGGCAACTTAAACGAACACAATAAAAATTATGTCCCATCATATTGTTTTAATTGGGGAGACCCACATGAGGTAGCTGGCCACAAGCAAAGCGGTAATATAAACTCTCCAACTAATTTTGATGAACATAAAGAAGCATCAAGAGACGTGGCAAATGCTCCATTGGTTGCATTATCTATTGAAGAATTAAGCAATGTGTATGCTAAATATTTTGAATGGCTTAAATCTAATCTTTCTGTTATAAATCAAGATTATTATAATAGATATGTTGTAGGTTATAATTTTTAGATTTAAATTTATAATATGTAAATTTGTAAACATATAGCTATTACTATGCCTTCAATTAATTGTCCAAAATGTTATACTATTACCTATTCCCCAAATCAAAATGGATGGACATCGTACCATTCATACGAGCCTGAGTGGATGGTGACAATGAATAACTTTCTTTATACTTTTAAAGATGGTAATTTATATAAGCACAATAGCAATGAAACTAGAAATAGTTATTATGGGACTTTATACCCATCTAAGATAACAACCATATTTAACAACGAGCCATCTCAAACAAAGCAGTTTAAAACAATTGCTACTAACTCAACTACTCCTTGGGAGACTGCTATTCTTTCTGATCAAGGAGCAGGATTTATAGATGCTGATTATTATGATTTAAAAGAAGGGACATGGTATGCGTACATACGCAGACTTCCTGGTGATAATAATTTATCCATGATATCTGCCCAAGGAATTGGCAATGTGACTTCTTATGTAAGCAATATATTAATATTTAATTTTCATGTAGGTAATATCATTAGTGATGGCGATATTTTATATTGGAGCAATAATGGCAATCTTGAATTAATAGGTAGTGTAATTTGGCATACAGATAACTCAATATTTGTTAATCAAACAGGAAGCACTCCTCCTAACGGAGCATTTATATTATTTATTAAAAATAGTGTGGCTGAGTCAACTCCAACAAGAGGGACTTATTTGTCAGTAGAACTTACTAATAGTGATACTGAGTATACAGAAATGTATATGATAACATCTGATGTATTTAAATCATATCCTTAATATAACTATCTTTGTAAATGGAATTTAATATTAGGTTGCTAAACGACAGCGACTATGATAATACGTTGGTGAAGTGGTGGGAAGATTGGGGATGGGTGGCTCCGCCAAAAGAATATCTTCCTGAAAATGGGTTAGGTGGATTTATGGTATCGAAAGGAGAGGTTGATATTTGTGCAGGATTTGCCTATTTTACTAACTCAAAACTTGCATGGTGTGAGTTTGTTATATCAAACTTTAACTATAGAGAAAAGGATAGATCAGATGCTATTGAATATTTAATTGATTCAATTAGTAATTCTTGCAAAGAAGCAGGATATTTATCTGTTTGGACATGTGTAGTAAATGAACATTTAATAACCAAGTATGAGAATTGCGGCTTTAATAAAGTAACTAGCAATTGTACAGAAATGATAAAAGTTTTATAATATGGCAATAGCAACAGCAACGGCAATAAGTTTAGGTATAGCGGCAGCAGGATCCGGATATCAAATGATACAAGGAGCAAATGCAAAGGCTCAAGCTAATCAAGCGGCATCAAATGCGGCTAATCAATTAGCACAATTAGCTGAGGCTGATAGATTTAAGTCGCTTCAAGTACCAACCCTTGGCTTAGGATTAGCACAACAAAATATACAAGCTAGACAAGCTCAACAACTGCAAGGACTCCAAGATATTGGAGCGGCAGGAGTTCTAGGCGGAACGACAGCATTAAATGTTCAAGGACAAAGAGAAGACCTTGCATTAGCAGCTCAAGGGCAACAAGCTCAATATGAAAGAGATTTAGCTCAAGCAGAAAATGCTCAGAGAATTGAGGCAAATAGAATTGCTCGTCAATCAGGGTTAGCACAATCAAGACTTCAAGGGGCTCAACTAGCTGCTTCTCAAGGGCAAGCAGAACAAAATGCAGGATTAGCAGGACTTGCTAGTACAGCAGGACAATTTGCTGTAGAGTCTTTTAAGAATCAGCCTTTATATGATCAAACTAAAGTTAATGTAGGAGCTCCAAGTACAAAGAATCAAGAGATGCTACAAATGCAAAATAATGTTGATCAAATGTACAACAGAGGACAAGGGCTTTTAAGAAATCCATTGCCTGTAGGGCTGAGTGCTATCCCAACTGGGAATCAATTTACACCTAGGATGCCACAAAATATTACCCCTTACCAATGGATGATGAGTGATTTAACTAGTGGAGAATTTTAAAAAATATGGCAGAATACGCAGGATACATAGGGAATCAATATCCGCCAACAGATTGGTCTAAGATTGGTGCGAACTTATTAGGTCAAATTGACCAAGAGAAAGAACGCCGTAAACTTGAGAAAGAAAAAATTGACAATGACTACGCAGATTCATTTGCTAAGATTGGCGATTACGAGCAAACTACGGACCAAGATGTAAACGAATTTGTTTACAAAGGAGTTGATGAAGTAAGAAATGGTATCAAAACACAATATGACTTATTAAAACAAGGAGCCATTACTATGTCTGATTACAAATTGTATAAGACAACTGCTATGGCTGACTGGACTAATTTAAATAAAGCGGTTAAAAACTTTGGACAGGTAAATGCTAGTAATCAAAAACTGATTACCGAAGGTAAGATGTCAGGTCTTGGTCAATATAATGCTTTAAACTTTGCCAAACTTGGCGATTTAAAGCAAGCTAAAATTATGATAAATCCTTCCACGGGAAGGTTATATAGAACTAATATTGATCCTAAAACAGGAAAGATCGCATCTCAAAATGATGTATATAGTCCAACGGCTATGCTTAACCCTGCTAACTTAGTTGACTTAAAAGTTAACATTGACGACCAAGTTTCATCATTCTTAAAAAGACTTGGTGAGGTTGGGGTAGTTACAGATTTAGGTAATGGTAAAATAAAGTTAATTGAATCTGCTCAAAATAATCCAGCTTATAAAGAAGCTTTACAAGCACAGGCAAATGCATTAACTGCTACTGCTCGTTCAACAGCAAGTGTGTTGACTGATTATGTTGGAGGATATAAATTCTTTGAAACTGAGGCACAGAAAAGTGAACTAATGGCTTCAGGTGTACCTGCATCTAAATTAATTTCTGTAGAAAGAAAGAATGGTGTTGCCGAACCTGTATTAACAGGTGCTCAAGAAGCAGAAGCAGAAGCTTATGTTAAAAATCAAATAGAGGTAGGTGTTGGGACTAAAGTTCAACAGACTCAAGGTTTTGCTCCACAGAGACCTGAAAGAACCCCTGCATATGAGGTTAAAGAAAATATGAGACTTGAAAAATTAGCTAATCAAGCAGGTATTGCAAATGATATATATCAAAATGGAAGAAATAGTGCTAGTATAAGAAGATTAAAAGATTCTGCATTAAAACAAGGTATAGATTCTCCACAGGTTACAGTCCATTTGGCTAGAGATTCTCGTAATAATGTAATTCCTGGAACTATTGATGTGACTGGATATGAAATGATTGTTACTGAAGGAGGTAAAAGGAAAAAGGGTAAAAAGATTACAAGGACTTTAACAAATCCAGAAGATGTAGCTGTCTTCATTTCAAATACCAAAGATGCTCTTAAAGCAGCTAGTGATTATCAAGAAGGGAATGATTATACAGGTGGAGGCACTCCGCAACCCCCTGCAACAAAAAAAGGATTATTAGATTAGTTTTATGGAGAACCCAAAAAGTTTATATAAAAAACTTTCCGATAACGGATTGTACACCAAAACTTACGAAGATTTTGTAGGCCAATATGGCAATGCAAAAGGTCAAAAAGAACTTTATACTAAGTTAAGTTCTAACGGTCTTTACACAAAATCAGAACAAGAATTTGTTGGACAATATTGGGCCCCTGAAAAAAAAAATTCTACGGAGTCCGTTTCAACACCAACTCCGCCAATTACACCTTCGGTTTCTACAGAGACTTCGCCGGTTTCACCTTCGGTTTCACCTGCACCTATACCGGTTGAAGAACCTATTACAGGCAGTCAAGGTAAATTATTAATTCCGCAAAAACCTTTTTACGAATTTAAAGTGCCTGAGCAACAACCGCAAATTGCTGCTAAAACACCTATGCCTCAACCTATAGTAAAAGAAGAAATTGCTGTAGAGAAACCAATCGTGGGTAGCCAAGGTAAACTATTAATACCTGAAAGAAAAGAAAAATTCCCTGCGGTTACTGAGACAGTTACCACTTATAAAAATGTTCCCGTAACTGCTCCATCAAAAAATACTAAGAATGTCCCATTAAATCCTGAGTTAATGTTGCAAGCAATTGCAAAGAATGAAGGAGGTAGATTAGGAATTAAAACAGCAATTAAAGGTAGAGGCACAAATAATACGGCATCAGGTACTTATCAAATAACAGAAGGTACTTTAGAAAGTATTTATAATAAAGATGCTGACTTTAAAAAATCTTACGATAATTTTCAAAAATTTAAAAAAGAATTTAATATTAATCCAGAAGTAGAACATGATGCGGCTTTATCTCATATGAGTAGTTTAATAAAGCAGTTTGGCATCCATGCTTTAACAGCATGGTATTCTCCTGATCATGCCGCAAGAGCAGCAGCAGGAAATGCATCGGCTTTAAAAGAAGTTCCAAGAAGAGATGCAGGAAATAAAATGACAGCAGGTAGTTATTTTAGGAATGCGTTTTCTAATTATAAGAATTTATTAGGTATGCAACCTGAACAGCAAAAAACTGCACGCATACCTGTTAAACAAGAAGTTGTTAAAGAACCAGCAGTTGAGGTCCCATCATTAAGTAAATATGATGTAACTAATCCTAATTATTACAACGCTAAGGGCGAAGCATATCCTGAGGTTGAGGAGATAGGTTACATGGAAGATCTATATAATAGATTAAAAGGGACAGGGGCTAGAGCATTGGCAGGAGTTTTATCTATGCCTGCATTAGCTAGAACATATGCTGAAGATATTGTATATGCTGCCTCAGGATTAGATAAGGAATTTAATAAATTACCTTCTGCCGCAAAAAAAGAAGTTTTAAATACAGTAAGAACCATTCAAGCAAGTGGAGATATAAATACGGCTGCTGCAATACAATCACAAGAGGCTTTTGATTATTTGAATAAAAAAGCAGATAAAATTTATGAAAGAACTATAAAACAAGAAGGCGATGTTTTTACCGACATAGCTAATTTTAAAGATAATCCTTCGGCTGACAATGCATTAAATATTGTGAACAGAGGAGTACGTTCACTTGTTGAATCTATCCCATATATGGCTACTGCTATCTTACCTGGTGGGAATATTACTCAAGGTATTGCATCGGCTGGTTCTAAAAGACTTGAAGACCTTAATAAAGATGGTAATGTTGGCCTAGGTTATATGCTTTCTTCTGCGGTACATGGTACAGCTGAAGGGTTCTTTGAAGCAAAGACAAATGCTATTCTAAAAAAAGCAGGCACTATTTTACGTGGTAATACTAAAGCAGTTGAAGAATTTTCTAAAGGAATTGTAAAGTCTATTTTAAAAGACTTTAATGAAGAAGGATTATCAGAAGGTGCTACCACATTTATACAAGAACTTGCTGATAAAATTAATAAAGGAGAAGATATTGACATTGGTCAAGTATTTAGAAATGTGGCAAATAGTTATTTCTTAGGAGGCTTTGCTGGAGGTAGTATTACTGCTAGTGCAGGAGGAATTAGAAAGGCTATAGATGGGTCAATTGCTGCAAAAACATATGTGGCAAATAAAATAATGCCTACAGAAGATCGTAAAAAATACGATAATAATCTTGCTACCATACAAAACTTAAATACTCAAAAATCAGAAGATACTAGTCCTGAGGTTAATCAAGTTATTGACAATAAGATTCAGCAATTAGCTACTGAAAATGAGACTCTGTTTAAATCAAGTGTTCAAGTTGTAGATAATTTATCTAACGAACAATTGTCTCAAGTATTTAATATTGACGATGAATTAGAACGCAATTATAATGATGCCAAATCAATTATTGATGATGCTACTATGGATGATTCCGCTAAGGAATTATTGCTTAAAGATTTATTAGATAAACAAAATAACTTAAAACAACAAAGAGATGCCGTTCAAGAGCAAACAACAAGTGAAGTACCTGTACAGCCAGAAGCCGGAGGTAGCCTCCAAGTGGCGGAAGGAGAACCCCAAGCAGAACCTCAAGTCCCTACCGAAGAAAGTAAAGAATTAAAAGTTCAATCTGATAAAGTTGAAGATATTTTAGGTGTGTCTGAGCAAGATGCAGATGTTTTATCTGTTATTTATAATTCAAATTTAACAAAAGCTGAAAAATCTATAGCGTGGCGACAATATAAAAGAGGTGTAATAGATTTACAGGGTGTAAAAAACCTTGCAGGTGTCATTGATTTAGAACAATTCAATAAAACCGGAGATATTGGAAAATGGGCAAGAGCAACTTTAGCATTTCAAAAAAGTAAAGGTGGTGAATTTAATGCGGAGGATGTTAATTTTGAAGATATCCCTGCCGAAGAAGGTCAAGGAGAAGAAGTAAAATCTATATTTCCTAATACAACGGTAGAAACAGTTTTATACCACGATTCGGATTCAGATAACATATCTGAATTAAAAGCAGGACCTAATGGAATATTTGCGACCGCTGATAAAAATTGGTGGCAAAAAAAGAAATATAAATATAAGGTAGCTCTTGATATAAAAAATCCAAAAATTATATCTGAGCCACTTAATAGTGATAGAACAAAAGAATTTTTTGCCAATCCTGAGAATAGTCAATATGATGCCATCATTACGACAGGTCCTGAAGGAGATATGTCTAATGCAGTTTATGTAGTTAGAAATCCATCGCAAACTAAAGTTTTAGGTAAAGTTGAGGAAGTGCCTACCGGAGAAACTACGGATGAAACTATTACCCCTGCTGAACCAATATCGCCTCAGCAAAAGACAGAGCAAAACAATGCAGTTCAAAAAGGTGTTGATGCTGTTAATAAAGGGTTAAAGCGTGGTCGTCCTAAGAAGGAAGCTGTGCAAGGAGGCATATCATTTATGCAACAAACAATTGCGTACGAAGAAGCTGACGATATAACTCGTGAGCAAATGGTGCGTGATATAAATAAGCAATTTGGCGTTAAAGAAAAGAAAGCTCCAAGTGTTAAAAAAATTATTGGTCAGCCTGTTCCTAATAAAGTGACTGTTCAAGAAATGACTGCTCTTAAAGATCAGATTAAACTTGAGATTAAAGCTGCTAAGGGTGGTGCTAAGTATGCCGATGACTTGCGTAAGTCAATTGTTGCACAAGTTAAGGATTTCATTACTCGTGGAAAGATGAGTGTGGCGAATCAAAAAGCTCTTTTAAATGGGCTGAAAGGCAACCTTTTAAATCCTGTGATTCGTGAAAGATTCTTTGCTCGAATGGAGAAGATGTTTGGGCGAATAGATTATGCAGATAGATTACTCGAAGCAAATACAATAAAGAATAAGATAAAAAAATTAGCCAAATCAGATACTTTGCAAGCATCTGTAGTTAATATGGCTAAAGATTTTTCTAAAGTAATCCCTGACTTTACAGATATTGATGAGTACATTGAAAAAGCAAAAGAAGTTTTTGATGCAATTAAATCTCCTGGATTAAAAGGGCAAGAATTATCTCTACGTCAATCTGCATCTATTGAAGATATTAGTGCTTATACAAAAGAAGCATTGGCTGCACAAGAAGAAAGAGTTAAGAATAACTTGTTAGATCAATATGATTATTTAGTTGAGGCAGGATTGATTGATAACAAGATGTCCTTGAAAGAAATTCAAGACTACGTTGCAGCTGTTGAATCAGGGCAAGAAGCCCCAATATTAGATAGAGACCAAGAGATTAGAGATAGAGTAGGTGAGTTATTTGACTCTATGGCAGGTATAGTAAACTCTATTTTAGAAGATGGGTTAAACCCACTTACCGGTGAAAATGTTGAATTAGATGCAACTACTAGGTCTATAATAAAAAGATTTGTTGGAATGGATTTAAAGAGATTGTCCATTACTCAAATGTATCGTGCTACTGAAGCTTTAGAAAATTATCTAACAAATGACATTGTAGATAATATGGAGTCTATAAATAAATTATACGAAGGATCTATCAAGGCTAATGCTATAGAAAAAGAAGGTATAAGAGCACAAAATCTAAAAAGATTTGGAGCCTTTAGTAGATTTAATTTAGTTGCTAGAACATGGGCTGTTAATATTTCTCCTATTAAATCTATATTAGATTTAATGTTTCGTTCAAGAGAAGTTGGAACAAAAATGTTTAATGCAATGGGATTGCGTGAGATAGCAAATCAATCAAGTAAAGCCAAGAATGAAACAAAAAAAATTGACGAGGCTTATGTTAAAAGATTTGATAAAACAAAACCCAATGGGAAAGATTTTAATTCAGCAGAAAATGCATACGAAAGAGGCATATATGCCCATTTAAAAAGAACATTTGTAGGAACAAAAGAAGAAGTTAAAAATGAATTTGATCGTCGTAAAAAACAAATAGTTGATACGATTGCTAAATTAAAGGAATCAGGAGATAGTAAGCTAATTAAAAAAGCACAATTATACGAGCAAGCATTTAAAAAAATAAAAGATGCTGAAGATATACAAGAGGTAGAAAAAAACATTGATGGTATAAATAAAGATGCAGTAAAATGGTGGAATGCTATTTTTGATAAATATTATCCTGAGGTAAAACAAGTAGCTGCTTCTGTTTATAACACAGTTTTAGAAGATGATATTAATTACACCCCAGATAATTATGAGAAAATAATTGAAGATGGTACCTCGGACTTAGATGATAAATCATCTTATAAAATGTCATTTAACTTTTTAAATACAGAGAAGTCAGGTACTTTGATGAAAAACAAAAGGATAAAAACATTGCCTAAAAATAGAGTAATAAGTTTTGATTTTGATTCTAACAATTCTTCTGCATTAGCAAAAATGTTAGTTGATATTAGAACAGCTCCTGCTGTACAACAATACAAAGGGTTTACTGAATCTGAGTCATTTGAAAAAATATTTCCTGATACTAAAGATAGAAATGTAATCAAGGAAAGAATGAATTGGTATGTTAATGAAGTTCGTCATAAAAACGTAGTAGATGCTAATGTAAGAGCTAAAGATGCACAAAAAATATTAAGATCTATTGGTAAATATGGAACGGCACGTGCATTAGGTTCTTTTTCATCATTTGTAAAACAATTTGGAACAGCTACTTTAAATACAATGATTAATCTAGCAAATAATCCAACTGCATATGCTAAAGGATTTATTGCATTACGAAATAAAGATGCTCAGAAATTCTTAAACGATTCAGGATATGGAATTGCAAATAGAGGTATTGAATCTCAAACTGCAATTGAATCAGCAGATAAGATATTAGAAAAAACAGATGTTAATTCTATTGATAAAATATCTACTGTTGTAGGTAAAGCTGGTAAAATATACTTAGATAATTTCTTAAAATATGGTGATGCTTTAGCAGCTCGTTCATCATGGTTGTCTTATTATATTAGTAAGTTAGATAAGATGGGAGAGAATACGTCTAATATAGATTGGGCTACTCATAAATTAAATAAAGAAGCTGCTGATTATGCAGAGGATCAGGTAAACTTGCAACAAAACGTATCTGATGCAGATATGCTTGGTAAGTTTTTAAATACTAAAAATCCTTATGCATCATTTGCTAAGTCAATGTTCATGCCATTTTCAAGTTTTATTTTTAATGCTAAGGATAGGATATCTACAGATTTAACTATACTTACTTCTAACTCTAATAAAACAGAAAAGTTAAATGCGGTAAAATCCCTAACTGCTACAGCAGCAGAAATGGTCGTGTTTCAAGCAATAGCAGCAACAGCAAGCAATTTAATTATTATGGCTGCTTATAGTATATTGGGATACGACGAAGATGAAGATGAAAAAGAAAGTAGAATAAAAAAATATATTCAAATGGCATCTACTACAACAATAACAGATATTTTATCGCCTATTCCGAACTTGGGTGATAAGGTATTGGTAGCTGTGATAAATAAATTTTTAAATAATGTTCAAATAGATGAATATGAGGAAGATAGAGTATTATTATATGAATATGATCCACAAGGTCAAATTGATGCAATATTAGGATTAATTGGGGGAATACCTCAAATAGCTGGTAAGCCATTGGTTGATATATCTAGCACAATAAATATGTTATCATCTGAATATTATGTTGATAAGTTTGGCAATGAGGTTTATTTAACACTAGAAGATAAAGACAAACTAAAATTTGTTTTAGGTGTTGAACTTTTAATGGCAACGAATGCTCTTCCAAATGAAGTTAGCCGAATAAATCAAAAGGTTAAGGATACCATAGAAAAAGAAGCTAGATAACAAAAATGGGGACCAATAGTCCCCACTTTTAATTAAACAACCTTACTTAAACCATTATGAAAGAAAACGTAATATACTAATCAATTAATTTAGATATAAAGCTACGTTGCAATACATCCTCTGGATTTTTCTTTGCCCGGCTAATAGCATTGCTAAGTTCTAAGTCTGTTAATAATAAGGCCAAGTCAATACTACCTTGCTTGATGATGACACAATTGTATGAGTCAATCTCAACATATTTTTTGTTAGTATTCTTAACTGTGTGCAGGTGTCCTATTCGTGTTTTCATATTACAAAGTTAAACTTTTTTTGTTAATTCAAAATAATAATCTGTGTGAGATATCTCGCCATTGTGCTTAGGTATTGTCTGAATAGAGTATCCACTATAACAATCCCCAAAATTATGCTGTACCCATGCACTCGGAGGTGCAAAGGTCATGTAGTTTCTATAGTCAAATTTCTTTGTTCTGTCGTACCCTATTCTGTGCAGGTCTCCTTTCTCAACGTGAATGTATTTTGTGTTGATGTCGTAATGGTCAATATAGTCATTAATGAATGAGGTGGCCTTGTCATTTAAATTATAAGGCAAGCCTTTGAACATATGCTTTGCATCTTTGCCATGTGTAAGAATAAATGTATGGTCCCCATATTTAAAATGCTCCATGAACCTGTTGAGTATATGGAACTTAACATCTCTATCTGAGTAGGTGCGGTTAAGTAGCATCTGTATCGCCATGTTGGCTATGCCAGCAAACGATCCGGAGTGGTTGTCATTAGCTACATTACGCACGATGACCTCATTGGCTATGCCCATCTGTATACAATTCTCAATTAAGTTTAACTTGCCTTCAACAAAGACTCTAAACATCTCTTCATTGCTCATGTTCTGATCTAACTTATGGCCTCCCCGTGTGGTAAAACCATCGTAACCATCAAGACCATCACCAAGGTCATCAATAACCAAAAGGTCAAACTTTCCATGAGCCTCAAATTCCTTACATAAAGAATTAAAAACCTTGTCCAAGTTTTGTTTAAAAATTGTTTCATTGTATTCGTATGCGAATAAAGAGTTGTTATGGGGGTTTGGTTCAAGCCCCACATGCATATCAGATACGGTGGCTTTTATTGCCACAGGAGACTTAACTTTAGTTCGATTGATAGATTTTACTTTGTCAGGATTATAGTTGCTGACGATGTCACGAATGACTTGTAGGAAGGACTCACGTTGCTCTTCTTCCCCGACTTTTACAAACGCAGAGTGCGTTTTAGTTTTGACCCAGTAGTGCGACACATTCTCGGTCGGCACACCTTCTCTATCACACTCAACATTTAAGCCCCTGTGTTCGGCTTTTAAAATATGATGTGATATATTTTTTCTTAATTGGTCAACATCTGCCGGGAGATTAAATTCTAATTTTGCTTTTCTAGCAATCTCAGTTTTAGTTATCCCACCTTGGCGGTATAGTTCTAGTGCGTATTCTAGGTAAGGTTTCATCCTGAAGATTTTTTAATGAGTCGATTAGAATATAAATAGAATCCTGTAGGTCTTCGAATTCTCGGTCAATGAGGGCTTCATAAATTTCATCAGTCATTTTGTTGATGAAACGCATAGTCTTGTTAGTATATTCTATATGTTCTTTGTCCTTCATTGTAAAAAAAATAGGGAGACTGAAAAACGATAAACAGCCTCCCCTTAACTAATCACATTTAACCCAACACAATTTAGCTAAATAACTAATTACTTGTATACATTTCTTAATTTTTTTTGTAAAGACAGAAATGATACAATTCATTAGCCAAATAAAATGGTATAAATAATACCACTACAATGCAGGTTAATACAATTGAAACAAGAATTCTAAATGGGTTTGTCGTCTTCATGTTTATGAATTTTAGTTTTTTCTCCCAATGTTATAATTAACTCCAATAAACTTTCTGTTAGTTTAATAGCCGCATCGGTACCAGTAGCATTTAAAATAATATTAGATCCATCAGGGATACTAATCTCAACATTAGTTGATAGTTCTTCGTTTTGCATTTTTTGAAGCTAAAATAAAATTAGTTAGAGACTCTATCTCATCAAAATAATAATTATCATAATCAAATAATTCCACTCTCCACTTACTATTAATAACCTCATCGTTTGAGTTAGATATTAGTAATGGTCCATTATCTGAAAATAATTTAAGAGTATAATAATAAAAATCATTATCTCCACCATGCTCCTCCTTCGGAACAAAAGTCATCTCAAAGTCCAAGTCTATTAAGTCTTGCTCTTCTATGTCATGTGTATGTATCATTCTACTCCGTATGTTTTAAGTAAAATATTTAATTGAGTATCAAATCCTTGTACCTTAATAGGGTCCAACTTCTGCAACTTTAGTCCAACAATAAAAAATTGAACCATTCGTTCGGCCGCATCAATGTGTTGTGCCACAGCTCTATCCCATTCTTCACTCATCTCGTTCATAGGCAATATCTTGCTTATCTGTTTGTTAAGTGTTCGGGTTAGCTCCCATGTTCTTTCTCTGATGATAGGTTTATCAAACGGCTTGGCCGTAAAGTCCACATCATCAGCCATCTCATATACCGCTTGCATCAATGCAAGGAACATAAGTGTCTTTTCTTTCTCAGTTGGGGTCAGCATATGTCTCTAGCATTTTGTCAAACTGTGCCTTATTAATCTTCTTGTATTCTTTTCTAAGAAGCCCAGCCTCAATGCGGTCGGTAAAACTACCGAGTAATCTTCGGGTAAATCCTTCTTTAGAATAATAGTCATGTCGCAATGTGTCATAATCTATTTCAACTACTTCCATGCTGTTGGGTGATTTGTAATACTTTGGTTTGTTCTTTTTCATATTAGACTATAGTTTAAAATTATTCGTTTAATTTCTTTATTCTTAATAATTTGGTTTCCTTCTATTACATTATCCAAGAATTCATCGACATCAATCTTACCTAGAAATTCAATGACATACATGTCCCTCTCCTCCACCATACCTTCTAGTTCAATAAGACCTAAGCCTACCTCAAACTTATAATACTGTACCTCGTCATTAGTATGCACAGTAAATACAATGGTGGCCTCATCGTCTTCATTAAATTCATTATCAAAATGGATAAGAGCATCCATGACCTGATCAAATACATTGTCAGGGAAAGATTCTATCCATCTGAATAGACTCTTGTCTAATGCTACTAATTCAGTTTCCTCTAAATACTTCAGTTCTAAATCCATAATCATGTAGTTCTTTAAGTCTATATTCCTGTAATTTTGATAACTTCCCTTCTGGTCTTTTAACTTCAGAGAACAAGATTCCTTTGTCCGGGTGTAAAGCCAATATATCAGGAAGACCATTCTTGTTTGCCTTGATAATTTTAATGACATAATATCCTTCAGATTCAAGTTGTTTAATACGGGTAGATTGAATTTGCTGTTCGGTCATATCTTACGAAGATAAAAAATCTTTCTTGAAATAAGATAAGGTGTAATCCTTTTTTTCTTGCACAATTTTATAAATCTTTTCTTCTATGCCACCCTTAGAAAATATCCAATAGATATCATTAAACTTTCTATCAATGGTGGTCATGCGATCACGTGATTGCCAATAAGAAACAGAAGAGAAATCTATATTATAGTACACCAAAGCCTCAGCATTTTTAAGGCTTATGCCCTCCCTACCTGACTGAATCTGTAGGGCGATGCTCTTGTTGGTAGAATTAAATTCCTCCAAGTCATCGGTAAGATTATCCCCAAATATTTGTTTAAGCAAATCCCACTCAGCCTTAAACTTATAGAAGATACCTATCTTTTTACCATGAAATGCTCTAACAATAAACTGAGCCTTAGAGTCATCAAGTATTTGTCGCTTGCCTGACTCAAGTATAATAGTGCCACTATACATCTGATGTAACTTGCTCATTAACTTAGCACCGGTATCAGCTAAGATGACATCATCCTTGCCTTGTATGACTAAGTCTTTCTTTAGTTTGTCACACATAGCATAGGTAGATGCTTTCATGGGAGTAAAATAAATAATCTCTTTAATCTTAGACTCAAAGCCTGACTCCTCTTGGGTATGCGTAATGATTAAATGATTGATAGCATTCTTTATGTTAGGTTCCAACGCTTGGCTGTAGTCATTTACCTTCATCGCCCCAATGTATTTGATCTTGACCTTAACAAACTCATTAGCCCATCTGTAAAAATTTACATAACTTCTAAATGGATTGTTAGGATGCACATACAATTGATGGTATACTTGAGAATAACTTTCAGGGGTAGGAGTACCTGATAAAAATATCACCTTGCTCCTATACTTGTGGACCAAATCTTTAACCTGCTTGGCACGCTTGCTAGGCTTAGGGAATGCCCCTAAGGTGTGAGCCTCATCACAGATAATTACATCAAATTTTAAACCTTCAAGTTTATGTAACGACTCATAATTTAAACATGTAAGTTTAAAGTCACACCCTAAATCTCTATGGTCTTTCTCTATGCCCGGTATCACTTTTAACTTAGTGATAAACAAAACATTAGATGCACATAACTTATCGCATATAGACATAGCTGTCAATGTCTTACCTGTTCTAACCTCCATGGCTAGATATAGTAAACCATGTTGACTAATAATGCCAAGCCCTTCTTTTACTATTCGTTTTTGGTAACTCCGTAATTGTATCATATTTGTTTATTTCTAAAAAGTATTCACATTGTTGTCTCCCTTCTTCGGGCTCAAAACGTGCAGTTGCTTGGTAATCTGATGGGATAGCCATGAATCTATAGCATAATCTATGAGATGGGCAATCCGAGTTTTGGCACATGGATATATCAGGCATCTAAGTATCTTTTAATTGAGTTAATTACTTGGTTGAAATCAATTGCGTATGCAGTCTTTATACTAAAGTGTCTACGATTATATATCCATTGATCAGGCATTTCAAAAAATTGGATAACCAAGTAATGATAATTGCCTGCCGGTCTAAGGATCATTAGATTCTTAGAATCATTTACGTTCATAAAAGGAATGTCGTTTTCCTTTAGATGTCTCTTTACTTTACTAATAAAGTAATCTGTTATTCTAGTTGACATTATATTAAATCTAATTGTTCTTTATAGTTAAACATCATCCACTTGCCTCCGCCATCTCTACCCTCGGTAGGATTGTTACCGGTTTTATGGAGGCAATAGGTTCTCAACCAAGCATTAAATCTTTGCTTGGACAGCATTCTAAACATGCCATTGTTATCTGCGATAAACTTATCGAACGCTTTGTCAGGTCTAATCTTCTCGTTTAGTGGCACAACACTCGCCCCAAACTCATACACCCACTCAGCAAACTCTGAGTTGGTCTCAGCCCTAAACTTCCGTTCTTTAAGGTTAATAAACTCGCACTTAACCAAGCCTGTGTTAAGATACCCTTGTAGCACCTTGACCATGTAATTGTCAAATGCACACCAGTCATCCACGTTCCAGTCATTAAAGAGTAAACGCTTGAACTCATCCTGAGGAGTGAAGTCCTTAGTATAAAACTGCTTAAACTCCATCTCCCACTTACGCCTCTCGAAAGAGTTACCTTTGCCTTGAATGGCATAGTTAGTGGTGATGACCACCTTGGGTGACTTATGGAATGGAATCTTAATGGCATCCTTGTTTTTACGCTCAATGGTGATTCCCTCTGTGATCACAGAGAATAATCTCTCGAAGTCAAAATTCTTGCGAACGTCATCAAAGATTAGCACCTGCGTGTCTGTAGTAACCAACTGATAAGCAAATGACTTATCAAATGCAAAGGACTTGCCATCAATGGTAACCGCCTTCTTCATACGGCCTATGCCGTTCATGAATAGGCCCTTACCTGTGCCACCCTCAGGGTTCTCTGATATCACCTCATCATTAATAATGACTGCCGGGCAGTACCCACCATTCTTAAATGCGTGAAGGATGAACCCCATGGTCGACTCGATGGACGAAATGCGTTTGTCATCATTGCCACCGATGTTGCGTATAAACTGCTTGTAATCACAATCATCAGATGGGCAAAAGATAAAGTCTCTTTGTATCACTTGATCAGCCCAGATGTAACCACCTAAGTCCTCATAGTTTAATAAAGTCTTTGAGTCCTTAGTCACCTTGACCACGCCATTCTTATAGTACAGATACGCCTCATCCTTAGTGTCCTCAACAAAGTAAATGGACACCGAGTCAAGCATAGATAAGAAGTCTTCTCTAAAGAATCTAGTCTTGTCAGCAAAGAAATTGTACACCGATAGGTCTTGAAAATTAGTAAGGATATGGTTTAGCACGAAGTCTTTCATGTCATCCTCAGTACACATCTCTATGAGATTCTGATTGATACGAACAAAGATAAATCCCTTGTTACCCTCAGGCACATACTTGCGATAGCCATGCTCCTCCAAGAATCTTTTAAGGTCGTAGTGTATCAATGACACCACACCCTTATCGCTCTTAGCCCAAAATATATTCTTACTCTCCTCCTCCTCAATCTTAGTTAAGACTGAGTCAATGGTTCCGTCCTCCACTCCGGAGGCTTTCAATTGAGAACGGACATCCTTTTTTGGCACACCCTTGTTTAGTTGCAACTTAACTTGGCTAACACGTTGTGTGTCCTCAAAGTATTTAGTTGCGTGCTGATCGGTGAGCTTGTAGGCTGACTCAATGATAGTCTGAATCTCCTTGGAGTTAAAGTCATCAGATGAAAATACCATGAACCGATACATAGCCTCAGACTTAGTCACACCATACTGATTGAAAGCGGAGGCTAATATAAATAAGTTGTTGTTGCGAGCCCCTGCTACGAAGCCATACTTGCCATCCCACCACTTAACAAGTCTGTTTATAATCTCGTCCTCATCATCAATAGGTATGGTAGGTCGTTGCTCCCTAGTCACGTGGTCAATCTCCCCCTCATCAATTTGATTCCACTCATGTGAGTTTAAGTTGACATAGATGGTCGGGTCAAATGACTCATAGCATACCCTCGATATATTCTTGGATGTCTTATCAAACTGCTCGCAGTCATAGTAGTTCTCAAGGGCATTGAAGAATGACTTATGCTTCTCAGGGTTATCAGGTATTTTAACTAATACCTTTAGGCCATTACCCGATGGTGACACAAACACAGAGAATGTGTATTGGTCAGCTGACAACTCCTCCTTCTTGGCCAACATCTCTGCATGGCTAGGGAAGTTATCAAAGTCCAAACAGATGAGCCCACTATGTTTAATCAATGAGCCATCATCACGCTTAGAGAATTTTCCTGAGAAGCATATAGCAGGTAAGTCCTGCTTTAATTTATTGCGTGTCTCCTTATCTTTCTCTAGTCTAATCTTACGGACCAGATCCTTTGTCTTACCATCTTTTATCCTGACTAATATATCAAGGACATCTTTATGGAAGGGGACTGAGGTCTCTTTAATGTTTCTAAAAATCGTTACTTCCATGGCTTATATTTGATTTGAAAATAAAATACAATCCAAGTAAAAGTTATTGTTCCAACTTTAGGATACAAGGATAAACTAGGTAGAATTTCTATGTAATCTATAGTACTAAAGGTTGTTTTCATTTCGTTTTAATTAAAGTGAGCATTTTGTTCACAAAAAAGTGTACAAAATTTATTAAAGTTGGTTGATTTAAATAACTAGTATATAGTTAGTTATCTTTTTTTATGTACAAAGTGTACAAAATAAGAGGAATAATTAGAAAAAATATTTTATTGCCGAACTATAAAATATATATACACCTAATTACCCCCTCACTTTGTACATCTTTTACATATTAGAATGGAAGATCATCTCCCTCTTCTACCTTTGATTCAGAACTAGGACTAGGTGTTGGTTTAGCAGGTGCATTAGATCCACCATCAGATGACCATACTAACTTGCCATTACCTAAGTAGTTCTTCTTCTCCTTTGCCTCACGCTCCTCCTTAGAATGCGACTCGTATACTGCTAGTACATTGCCATACTGGTCTGCCTCATCATTTACTGAGATAGTAATGTTGAGGTAGTTACCTTTTGCTCCTTTGATTAACTTATCCTTGGAGATTTTTGATACATCTAATGATGCAGAAAATAATTGTGCCATTGTTATAAAGTTTGAATTGTGAAATACTGAGTAATATCATCGGTCGCACTTGGACCAAAAAATTTATTGTATACATCGATTGCTTTGTATACCTTCTCTCTGCCTCTGTCCAAGAACTCATCGCTACATTCAAACAGACCTGTACGGCATGTCTCCTTTTCAACAACAATGAATACCATTGGCTTACCAAATAATTGATTATATATATATGCTTGACTATCGTAATTATACTTGCGTGCTGAGTACTTAAACTCATCCAAATTTCCACTTGTTTTTAAATCAATGATGACATCATGACTAACAATGTCAGCCTTCCCCTTCCATTGTATGCCACCTATCTCACCAATAGCCGGTTGCTCATACACATTTAACATGTCACGAATCATATCATAGAAAGTTATGTTGCTCAGAATGGTCTGTGCCATTCTTTCACAGTCATCAACTTCTTTCTGCAATAATAACATGTCTGTGCCATGCTCTTTTAACGCATCCTTATATAGGTTGGTGGATCGTGTCGATGCATCGACTGCTATGTAGTCCTTCACCTTATCAGGCTCAAGGATTGATGCATGAAAATATGACCCCTGCAACATAGCAGGAGTCTTATCTTTAGGCAAACCAAATTGTGATGGGTTGCTTAATAGCGTACCGATATCTGAGTTAGACAGATAGTTCTTGCCAATGCCTGAGTAATACTCAGTATCGCTCTTTAATGTCTTTAATATTTCCTTCATTATTTTCTAAGTTTATCGATTGATTTTTTAACTGCCTCTGAGATGTCATACTTAACTGATAGTTTCTTTATCACCTCCTCAGTACTCATGCCCATGTTGTCTATGACAAAGTTTGACACCTTCACCCAATTGTCATCACCCTCCACTAATTTAATCTTAGCAGTTGATTTGGCTTGAGTCTTAACTGGAGCTGGGCCTGACCCATCAGCTTCTGAAGGGAAGTCCTCCTTAGCATAGATGTTTAAAGCTAGGCCATGTAATGCTAGTGCCTTCACCGTTGATCGTTGTATCGTTTTGTTGACATCGTACGATGTAAGGTTAGCCAATGGGATTGACTTGTTCATGTGGTTCATCACTGGTAGGTAGTCAATATGCTCCTGACCTTGAATGGTCACCCCTACCTTTACCCATGCCGTAGCCCCATCGCTGAAGTAGTTCATGCATGTCTCCGACTCATACACTTTGCGTGTCATGTCAGGAAATAATTTCTTGCATTCCCCCCAGGCATGAGCCCAGGATAAGTAAGTTAGATTGCCCCTTTTCTCTGTCTTAGAGCTGAGGTTAAGCGAGCTGAGTTGCTCGAATACTGATTTGTTACTCATATTAGATTGGATTAAAATGTGTGCGACAAAGATAAAATAATATTTTATAAAAACAAATTCAATATTATTTAGATACAGATGATTCTTTATATAGTGCAAAACCTAGTAATAAATAATTGTATAGGTCATGCCATCTGCTATCTAATGGCTCTGCTTGTTTAAGATTTGGATTCTTAATGTGAGCCTGAATACTTGACAATTGCTTGTCAAAAAAGATTGACCACACTTGCATCGGGTCAACGCCAGCCCTGATGGCTGACTGCTTAAAGTTGTTGAGAATATCTGTATTCTCAAGGGTATATTCGGGTTGTTTTTTTCTCCGAATATCTTCAGCCTCTACTCTTAGAATAGAAACGACTGCATTAAATTCTTCTTGTATCATCTTATTTGTTTGTAAGGTTTGTAATTATAATCACGCTTTAATGTGTTAATCATTTTGTATCTACTTTTAGGAATTCTTGGCTTGCAATAGTTCCTGTGGCATGCTTGACAGATGATCAACACTACCATGATTATAAGTATTCTCATTATTTATTATTATTAGTTGCTTTCTCGTGAGCTGACCACAACAATAATGGCCAACAAATAAATAGTACAAGTAACATGTTCTCTTTTAAGACTACATCATTTGAACATATTGCTAATGTTGTACTTGCAATTATCCCACATAGGGACGTTAAAAAAACTGCTTTCATATTTAGTTTAGATTAAAATGTTTTTTTCTTAATTGATTATACTCTATTACTTTCGGGTCTTTCTCCATTGCCTTGATGCTTTTAACAACATGAGCGTAGAAAAAACTTAAACATACTAAAGCTACCGCTATAGCTAAAATGACTATAAAATCAATAATATACTTTCCAAGTTGCATCTTTCTTTGTGAATGTTGTGTCTCCATATTTTTTATCGATATACATACTATCTAGAGTATCATCCCAAATTATGTCGGGTGCTACCTCAAATGGTGGTTGAGCTGGTGCGTTCAGCACGCTCGATAATGCCACCAAGTTTATTATAATTAGCAAGATTGTTTTCATTTGATTTATATTTTTTAATGCCATACAAAATGGATGTATGCCCAATTGGATACCCATACCTTTCGCAATATCTTTGTATCTCCGCTACCCTAATGCCTGCATCATGGCATAAATAATAAAAATGATGCCGAGCGTTTGAGCATGGAAATGCTTTTGTATTACGAAACATATCTAGTTTCTTTATGCGATGTCGATATACTATCTTCTTAGCAATCACATCAATTAGTTCTATATCTGTTACCATTATACCTTAAAAATAAAATGTGCTAAATAAAATAAAATACTGCAAGCGATGAGCCATATTATAATGGCATACTTAACATGTGAATTGTCTTTCATAAAATTGAAATTAAAAAGTTTATAACTAAAACGATTGTAACGGCCCAACATACATACATGACATAGGCTATTCTAACTAATTTATCTTCTTCCACAATGAATGATTTTTGTAATACCTAATAAAGATATTGATAGGATTAAAGATTGAAAAAAATAACCAAGCATCATCAAAACAAAAATAAAAATTGTCATCGAAATTTGTATCACTCTCATAAGTATTGGATTGCTATAGTTTTAAATTGATCAGCCAAGTATTCTCGTGAACTATCATATGCAGTCCACAACCAATTAGCATCCTCATATACCTGAAGTATATACTTGTTGCTTTCCTTCGGTTTGTTGAAGGTCACTTGCAGTGTCAAATTCGATTGCGAAATGGCTAGATACCTTCCTGCCTTTCGGCCATTTAATATCAGCTCTATGAACTGTTCGATTGAATTTTGCATGCTTTTCTAATTGATTTTGGATGTAAATAGCCCATTGGCTAAAAGGTCTTTCGTTATTCATAATGTTTATTTTTTGTGTAATTTAAAGTTTATATTTTTAAAAAACAATAGGCTAACTAGCTTCGTCTATCTTGGTTAAGTAATAGTCATACCAAAAGTTAAACTCGTCTTGCAGTTCTTCAGTGTACATTATCACGCCTGAATCTTCATCTTCTTTATAGATGTCATCATAATGGAATTCGAGTAATTCTTTTACACTCTCGCATCTACGTTTGCACGCATACATAACAAGCATTCTGTCTTCAGCTAGTTCACTAGCTAGTTCAATTTCATTTACGTTTTTCATATTTAAGTGATTTAAATTTGCATAAAATAATGTTCAATACATTCGTACAATCCTTTGGTATCATCATTAGAATGGGACGTTAAAAAATCTTCATACAATTTTATAATGTCTCCAAATAATAAATCGTATTCTAACTCAATATCAATTTTCCCGTAAGAAAAAGCTAATTGAGTAAATAAGAAAAAATCATAATCATATTTAGGTGTCATGTGATTAATGTTTAGTAATTCGTCTATTAATATTTTTAGTTAAGCCTTTCGCCTCGCATGTAATATGCATGCACACTAGACTTTCATCGAACCAATTAGGAACCATTGACAACAATACATTAGTCACCTCGTCGAAGGATCCGTAGCCATTGCTACGGATGTGTGGAGTTAATAATTTACCCCTCGAATTACTCGCATAAAAAATAAGCACGTCGCTTTTTGCTAGTTTAAAAATTGGCTTTTTCATATTATAATTCATCAAGTTGTAAAAATTCAGGTACTTTATAATACGCCATCATGTAGTCAATAAATTCGCCATCAGACATCATATCATCAGGATCAATCATCTTAAAGAATTCTTTCCATCGTCTTTCATTTTTTGCCATCTCAATAGCCTTAATATCTTCGTAGAATATTTCTACATATCCATCCCATCCTACCACTGCATCCATTAAATCTTTAAGTAATGACGTGCGTTCGTTGTATTTAACAATGACATAGTGGAAATTATCATCCAAAAGACCTTTGACTCCACGTTCTTCGAATGCTCGGACTGAATCGAGTCCCATTAAAAAATACTTGTCCATAATTATAATTCGTTAGGGTTATTTAAAAACATAATTGATTCTAATATTGAATTTGTATCAGCGTCGTATAAATCTTCTTCAACATGCTGAATAATTTCTACATCTGAATCCCTATCATATCGATGATAAAGGCTTACATTGGATAAATCATAGACCTTGTCTAGCTCCAATAAATAATTTAATAGTTCTTTTGCGTTCATTTTATAAGTTATTTAAATAGTTTAAAATTTTAGTTGTGTCAAATCCTTCTAGATTATCTAAATAATCTTCTAGATCATTCCCAATATTTGAGAATGTTTTTTCTTCTAGGATCTCTTTAGTTTTTTTATCTACAAGTTTGGCAAATATTACGCCACCTAGTGACGTAATAATATAGAGTTTATGATCTATTGCCTTGAATGCTTTTCGTGCCATCTTATCCAAAAACTACTTCGCCCATGGTTGCTATTTGAAGCCATACGTCTGCATCGTCCGCATCATATTCTTCTCTCATAATTCTAGATAGACATCCTTTATAATCCCTAGACATAACATTAAATGCATTGGCAATAGAATCATAAGTAACAGCCCCAAGCAAATCTGCATTTTCTTCGTCATCGTCGCACGTTTCACGATCGTATACGTTCACTTTATACTTTTTATCGATCATAAATGATCTAGTTAAATTGTCCGTAAATGTTAACGATCCATCTTTTATAAAATGGGTTTCGTCTATGTCCCCAAGCATGTACCAATAATTTGATCCACCTTCTAATGCAGTGCATAAAAGATCGCCTATAATTGTTTCTGAAATATTAAATTTGATTTCCATGATTAAATTGTTTTTAAGATTTTTTTAATTATTGTAAAATGTTTTTCGCTTGCATCTTCTAGGGTTAATCCATAATTTAAAAAATTATTATGGACCAATCGCCTTTCCTCAATGCTTGCATCCCTTAAATAATGTCGGTATTCATAGGACCAAAAATATGCAAGGCCCATATAATCAGGTGATCCTATAAATTTTTGATCTAATTCATGCATTTTTATAAATGCATTTGTAGTAATTGAATTTAAATTTAGTTTGTCCATGATCATATATTATTTAAAATAAATGTTTTGATCTCATTTGCTTTGTTTATGCAGAGTCTATGCTCTAAAAAATTTGTTAGGTATTCCGTCTCAAATTCTACATATTTCGGGTTCCCGAAATAAAAATTTATTTCTTCTGTATCTGTTTTTATGTTAGTTAATTTTGTGCGGTCCTTAATAAATACCTTGTATTTACTTTCCTTTGGTCCTAGGTTAAATGTTTTTTGCATTTTATATTATATTTAAACTATGATATCTTTTTAAATAATCTATTAATTTTAATTTTGTCGGGTATTGATTTGCTCCGGTAACTTCTACCAAAATTTGCCCGTCTTCGAGTTGATCAACTTGACAATAATAGGGCACTTTATCCGGTTCAATAATGTAATATAGCGTCTCTTTACCACGTGTCCAACAATGTTTTAATTCAGCATTTTTTAACTCGATTTTAAATGGTTCCCCGAATACGTCAAGGCCCTCATTATATAGTTTTTCTTTCACTATCATAATAATTTAGTTTAGTGGGGCCCGTTAAGGCCCCGATTAGATTAATAATTAAATTCTATTTTGTCAAGTTTTAAATTAAATTCACTTTCTAAACTTGTAATTGTTTCAGATACCCATTCATCGGGTTCTAAATTACGGGCCCTTTGTTGAGCTCCTCGCATGGACTTAGCGGTAATTATTGCAGTAAAAATAATTTCGCTATAAATGTTTTTGTAGGTCAATCGGTATTTTCTCATATTAATGAATTTTAATTTTAACGCTCTTTGCTTTACTTGTTGTACCCATACATAGCCTACAATTTTCGCACGTAGATTTACGGCCTGCTTCTTTACTTGCAGGACACGTCACGTTTTCGCTTGCCGTCGGATTCCCTGCATAAAATGTACGCCACCCCATATTTTTTGCGGTCTTATCGATCAAATCATTTTCCACGCTTGCCATAAAATATTTTTTGGCCCATGGATTTTTGTGCCATTCGTGGGTATAGCCCGTCCAAAAATCTACTTTTTCAGATATCTTTTTAACTAGATCTTCACCTAATAAAACGGGCTCCCCATAGGATCCAAAACGCAAAGGTTTGTTTTCTAGCTTTTTTAATAGCGTCGCTTCAATTTCGGCCGTCAAAAATGGGATGCTTGCCGATCCTTTACGGCGTAAACTTTTGACCTTTCCAATTAGGCCCCGTAGGCCGTTTCCTTTAGTTACGTAGCAATCATTTTGATTATCTTTATTATGCACGCAATCAAAACAAATAGCCTTATCGGATAGCTTTTTTATATCGCCGTCCGTTTCTATCCACGAAGTAGGGATAAAATAATTTTGGATCATTGCACCCGTTTTTTTGTTGGACGTTTTGAATTGAAAATTAACAATTACGTCCGCATTGATTTTAAAAAATAAGTTTTCCATGATTAGTTTTATTTAAATTGTTTATTTTAATGCTTTTTTGAATGCTCTTAATATTACGGATAGATCATATTTTAAATTCTCTAAATTGTATTCATTATTAGCTTTATACGTTTCCTCGTTTATATAGTTATGGCCGTATTTTTGATTTTTGGCCTTTATAGTTATTTTGAACCCGTTTATTTGTATTGGATCAATATTAATAATATAAGGCCACGTGCCACCTGCATAAGTATAAACGTGGTTTTCTAAATTGTCAACTTGTGGAAGCATAGCGTTAATTTCAGCTATTCTGTTTTCGATTTGTTTAGGTAGTTTCTTCATAATTTGTTTTTTTAAAGTCTATTACTCTAGTAGATTAGTGGGGTTTAGCCCGTTTTTTTTGATTTTCAAAACTAGGTATTTTATTTTAATTGTGCAAATCATGTTCATAACTTTTTTTAAATATTGCCAAAAATCTACGTTTACGGCTTGCATTGGCCATTTTTATTGTCAAAATATTTTCTTCATTTGTTGGTCTTTTTTGGGAAAAACTTAAAATGGGGGTGAAATTAGGACAATGGGAACCAAAGAAGCTCGCACGCTTTACGTTTTTTTTGGTCCGTTTAAATATTTATTTATTCGCTTTGCAATTGATCCGCAGGACCTGAAGCATTGGACCGAATGAATGTAGCAATTACCAAACCAATTAGCAGGCCGTCGGCCCGTCGTCGGATCCACTCAGGAAAAAGCCAAAAAATCTAAAGCAAATTTTCCAAATCCGACCCCCCCCATGATCAGATCGCCGGTTTTCCTTTTGGGTCCGGTTGGGCAAAATGCTATGGTTATCCCCAACCCATATTTTTCTAATAAATTTTTTAACTTTGCGTATAAACAAATAACAAAAATGGCAAAAGGTAAAATGATTTCAGAGTATGGCGGTAAAGAAAAGTACACGTCTAAAAAGCAAGAAGTAAAACATGAGAAGGCTGAAGGCAAGAAGGTAGAGAAGATGGAGAAGAAGGGTGTATTTCCTAAGATGAAGAAGAAGTAGGCATGGCGAAGGCGAAATCATCGGAGGCTTCTAAAAAGATTTCCTTTGGTAAAAAGAGTACGGGCAAACATAAAAAAAGGTTCGGACCTAAAGAACAAAAACCCAAAAAGTATCGGGGACAAGGGAGATAAATTAAGGACTTGGCTTAGCCAGGTCTTTTTTTTGGCTTAAAAAGTATAGGATTATTTCAAGATGAATTGGATTATTTGTAAAGTTGTACATTTTGTACACTACTTTTTACTAAAGTTTACATAAAGTTTACATTTATAACTTATTGATTATTAATAAGTTAACTTATTAATTATTAATTTATGTAAAAAGTGTACAAAATATAAAGGAAAATAGAAAAAAATTTTTTTTTTATAAAATCATAAAATATATATAGTCGTAATTCGGCAAAAAAGTTTGCATAAGTACATAACATTATTTTTGATTTGAATATTGTTTGGCATACAAATTGTAATTAGATTTGTAACAATAATTAAATTCAATATGATAGTTAAGGATATTCTATTTGGCGACAATGGTCGCAGTAAATTAATCAAGGGTGTCAACACGATAGCGGATGCGGTTGGCTCAACCTTAGGGGCTCGTGGTCGTACGGTGCTCATTGAATCGGAGAATCATATCGGTGGCATCACAGTAACCAAGGATGGGGTGACAGTGGCCAAGGCCATTAATCTTATGGACCCGGCGGAGAACCTAGCGGTGATGATCATGAGGGAGGCATCAGAGAAGACTGCCACATCGGCAGGCGATGGGACAACGACAAGTATGGTGCTGGCACAGGCCATTATTCATTCGGCTATGGGCATCATCGATGAGAAGGACAACCTAACACATGTGCTACGTGAGATACAAGATGCATGCAACAAAGTAATGACCGAGCTAGATAGCATGTCGACCGTCATAACAGACAAGGAGCTGGAGGCGGTGGCGACAATCTCAGCCAATGGGGACAAACAGACGGGGGCCATTATAGCCGATGCATATAGTAAGGTGGGGCTCACAGGCGTGGTGAGCGTTGAGCCATCGGCCGATGCGGTGACATACTCAGATATTATAAGTGGGATGAAGGTGGACAGGGGGTTCACGAGTAAGTATTTTGTTACAGACCACAAGAAGCAAGAGGCCATATTAGACAAGCCATATATCTTGGTGACAGATCAGCCAATCGGGCATATTAACGACATACTAACTATACTAGAGTTTATATATGAGGGAGGGCGTAACAGCAGCTCATTGCTTATCATTGGGGAGATAGAGGAGAACGCACTAAATGCTCTGAACACAAATAAGATAAAGTCTAAGTTAAAGGTCTGCTCAATCATCCCTCCTCAGTTTGGCTACAAGAGACATCAGTTGATGCAGGACATAGCGACAGCTACAGGGGCTAAGTATTTTAGCGAGCAGACAGGCGACAACTTACAGATGCTAACTATGGACGACCTTGGCAGGGCCGAGAAAGTAATATCAGGGCGGTTCAACACATTAGTGTTCGGACCAGGGGGTGACGTGGAGGCTAGGACCCAGGAGCTGCAAGAGCAGTTAAACGTGGAGACGAGCCCACATGAGAAAGACTTCTTAAAAGAAAGAGTTGCAAACCTAGGCGGTGGGGTGGCTGTCATATATGTGGGGGCTCAGTCAGACATTGAGCAGAAGGAGAAGAGGGACAGAGTAGATGATGCGGTGTGTGCGGTGAGAGCTGCACTAGAGCAGGGCATACTGCCCGGCGGAGGCGTGGCCCTAAAGGACACGGCACTAGCGATGAGCACAGAGACTAAAGGGTCACAGATATTAAGTTATGCGATGCTGTCACCAATGGCTAAGATACTTGACAATGCAGGGGCAGACTACACTCAAGTGGCCATTTTATTAAGGGACAAGGGTATCGGCATGGACGTGAGTGACATGAGCATTAGAGACATGATGGAGGCAGGGATTATAGATCCGACCAAGGTGACCAAGGAGGCCCTAAAGAATGCGGTCAGCGTTGCTACAACATTACTAGGCACACATACAATAATAACAAATGTCAGAGGCTAAACAAACAGCAACAGAGTGGCTATTCCATAAGTTATGGGACACGCCAAAGGACAAATTTAATTGGTATGCTATATTAAAAAAAGCAGAAGAAATGCATGAGGAGCAGATAAAGGATGCATTTACTGATGGATGCATAGGTGAGATGTACGAGCTAAATGCTTATTATACTTCCGAAAAATATTATAATAAAACATATGAAAATAACGGCAACAAAAGTTAAAAAGATTTTAGTCGATAAATACGGATACCGAAATATGCAAGATTTAGATGAATTTATTTATACTGAATTGATTAAGGATACAATGAAAGTAATTAATGAAATTTTAGTTTCACAAGGTCAAAAACAATTTATAAAATGATAAAGGAGAACCAAAACGCTAAGATGACATTAAGTTGTTACGGCATCACTACAACAATTGAGTTTGATCATTCAGACGTAGGGCTAGAAGATTACTTCCATGCCTTTAAAACATTATTGGTCGGAGCTACATTCTCCGAGAAACAATTTGAGCATTATATCATAGACGAGGCGGAGACATACGCTGAGATGTCACCTGAGAATAAGAGTAATTTATTTCCATAACATTAAACATATTTTACAAATGTGAACAAAGTGTAAAATATAATTAACATTAAGTGTAAGTTAAAATGATGGAGAAATCCGACATTAAATATTATTATGTCACATAATGAGGGTAAAATCCGACATCTGGTGTAACAAAACTAGGTGCAATTAAAAAATAATGAGTGCAAATTATCAAAAGTTTAAAAAAATGCGAGTTTTAAAACAAAAAATAAAATGAAATTAATTGGACTAAACATTTTAATCGTACCTCAAGAAGAGGAGACAAAGTCAAAAGGTGGGCTGTTAATGACAGCCTCAGACACTAAAGAGTTAAGATACAAGAAAGCCACGGTGGTTAGCGTAGGCAACCTAGTGGAGGGCGTGCAACCGGGTAACTTTATTTACTTTGACAAGGCCGCAGGCCACGCCATTCGAATCAATGAGGACCTATATACGGTCATTACAATTCGGGACGTTGTTGTCGTTCTTTAAAATCTTCATTGGCCCTCCTTGCTACTCTATTGAACTGACGTTCGGAGTACCGGGTGGGCCTTTTGATTTCAGTAATAGGCTTCTCGCCTAAAAGTCTAGCGTATACATCACGCATGATGGCTCTGCCTGTGTGAGAAAGCTCATACATGGGTACAGTCCGCACAGTTCCTTTCCTAAAAACAGAGATAAGTCCCATATCTATCATGTCCTTACGCTTCTTAGGGGCAAAGCCAAGTATTTGATTGTACTTCTCGATAGATTTCACGTTAAAAATACCTTCTGAGTGCAGAAAGCAAAGCATATCAAAGTAAGGTGCTGAGAGTTTATAATGTCTAAGCACATATTTGCGTACAAGCCCTATATATTTTAGAAAATCATGCTCAATGGGCATGCGTGTAACGGGAGGATACTTCTTCGGTCGGTAGACCTTAGGCATCATATAAGTTTTAATTGCCATTCAATTATATTTTTACAAATTTAGTTATATTTGCCTAAATTTTAAATAATAAAGTAATGGCTGATAAATTAAAGAAGTCTGCATCTAAATATATCGCTCCTAAAAAAGAAGCGAAAAAAATTAACACATTTGGTGCAAAGACATCATCTGACTTAAAGTCTAAGAGAGACTCAGTTAGAAATGTTGCAAATGAGAACGCTGAGAAATCTCGTTATGCATTTACTAGTATGACTGGCAATCAAGGATCAAACCTTGCTAATGCAACAAAGGCATCTAGTAGGTATGATAGGATGTCAAGCGATGCTGACTATTTAGCAAACAGAATGAACAATTCTGTTAAGCCAATGATGATGCAAGAAGCTTCAAATGCAGCAAGAGCACAAGTTGGGAAATTAAGCATGGCTCCTATAGATGCTACAGGGGTTTCAAGAATATCAGTTCCATTAGCAGAAACTCAATTTAACAAATAATATGGCAAAGCAAAAACTAGAAACATTAAAACCAATGGCAGTCAAAAAGATGCCAGTAAATATACCTGCAATGCAAGCTCCTATTAGGGGATATGTAGGTAAAAGCGGAAGCACATTATCCGATGTACAAGTAAAGTCTAAATCATCCGTTCCAAGAGCAGTTTACGAAAAGTCAAAAGATTTTTATGGTGGCAGTCCATTAGGAGCTAGTAAGATGAAAAGTGGATTAGGTAAATCTATTGCTAAAGCAGGAGAAGGTATATTAAAAGCCGCAGGTTCTATTCCTATGGTTGCTCAAGGAGCATTAGAAACTGCTTATTCTGGAGTTAGAAATGCTTTAGGAAAAGGTGGCTACTCAAACAAAAGATTAAACAAGGGAGATATTGAATATCAATCTAAAAAAAGTTTAGTAAGAGACTCATCTATTCCATTAGCACAAACTCAATTCAATGATTAATATGGCAAAGATGAAACCAGGGCAGGTATCTGCTAAACGTGCTTACGAGATTTCTGATTCTTTGATGAGTAATTCTAATAGATTAAAAAAAGCTGCTTATCCTCAAATTCAAATCGGTAAGGGTGCTATAAGAAATAAAGTTGGAGGTAAGCAATTGCGTGCTGATTATGGTGATATTAAAAACTTAGGTAAAACTTTAAGTGGAAAAGATAGACTTAATATTGGTCAAAATTTGCTTAAAAAAGCATCTGCTGATTCAACTAAATCTGTAATGTTAAAATCACGTGCTGATGCTGCAATGAGTAAAGCAAATAGAGACTATCCATTATCAGAAAGCCCAAATCCAACTTTTAAAAATCAAAAATAATGGCAAAGCAAGAAAAAACACCGATGACTCGTCCAATGCCCCCTCAAATGATGGGCATTAGTAAAATAGTAGCAGCATCTAAAGCAATCAACCTAGTTAAGACGGTTGGAGCAGCTAAGATGGCTAAAAAAATGTGCTAACATGGAGGGCCTAGGAGATTTAGTTGCTAAAGTTACCGAGGTAACAGGCATCAAGGCTGTGGTAGAGGCAGTAGCAGGGAAAGACTGTGGCTGTGCTCAACGCCAAGCTAAGTTGAACGACATGTTCCCTTTTAATACGCCTAAGCATCAGCAGTACATTGACAAAATGAACAATGCGAGACAACAAGAAACTAACCCTGTTGGGTAAGACGTTAATTAGATTAATTCTAAATAGATATAAATGAAGGTATTAGTTAAAAATATTAGGCATTACGACATGGGTGATTATATACTAGTCATTGGCAATGATGCGACTGATATTTTTAAGCATTACAATGTCTCCGAGATGCATGGCCTTAATATCTTAGATGCACAAGCAGAAGAGGTGGACAAGACAAAGGGTAATGGCGTTTATATCTATGGGCTTACAAATTATGACCCAGCAGATAAAAAGTTAACAGCCAAAGCTCCTTACAAGCCTTTTATTTTTTTAAACATGGGGACATTTAAAAAATACTCCCTTACCGAGCAAGCAACGGCTGTTATGCATGAGACTATGCACATGGGTATTTTGTTGAACAAGTGGAATATAAAAGATAAGGAGGAAGAAGTTATTGGGACTGCTGAAGAGGAGGCTAATAAAATAATTGCAAAATTAAAAGGACTTAATTTGTTAAAGAAATAATGGCAACACCAGCTTGGACAAGGTCAGAAGGAAAAAACAAATCGGGAGGGCTTAACGCTAAAGGCGTAGCTTCATATAGACGTGCAAACCCTGGAAGTAAATTACAAACAGCGGTGACCACTCCTCCTTCAAAATTAAAAGCAGGCAGTAAAGATGCTGCCAGACGTAAGTCTTTTTGTGCAAGGATGTCCGGCGTGGATGGACCAATGAAAAAGCCAAATGGCGAACCAACAAGAAAAGCACTAGCACTAAGAAAATGGAACTGTTAAAAAGAAAAGATGGGTCAAAGTCTCCAAGGGGATTATGGGATAATATCCGTGCCAACAAAGGAAGCGGAAAGAAGCCAACTAAGGAAATGTTAAAGCAAGAGAAGAAAATTCTTGCCAAGAAGAAATAATGAAAGCAACAGCTAAATACTATGCTACTCATCCTGAGGCTCGCAAGAAACGTCTTGAGTATCAAGCCGACTATAACAAGCGACCTGATCAGTTAAAGAAACGCATTGAGTTAAATAAAATTAATAGAGACCGTGGGCAGTATGCTGATAAAGATGGCAAAGATATGAGCCATCAAAAGAATGGCCGTGTCATTGAGGAGTCGGCTAGTAAAAATCGTGGCTCAAAGTCAAATTCACCGGGTGATGTAAGAAGTAGAGGGACTAAAAAGAAAAAGTAATGGCAAAGCAAAAAACTTTTGTAAGAGATTCATCATTTCCTTTAGCTGCCACTCAATTTGAGACAGATGCTACATTTGTAAAACCAGCATCATCAAAAGGTTTTATATATGCTGATCCTGAAAAAGTTACTGTTAAGCGTTGGGCAAATGGCGAATATAGGAATAATCCTGATGGTACTACTAGTACACATAAAATGGCTTCATTTGGTTCAGATAAAGAAGGTTTTTATGCAGCCCCAACTGTTTATCCAAAAGATAGAAAAGGAACTAAATCTCGTGCGTCAAAAGATTGGTACGAAGCTCCAACTAAAGGATTTGCTTTTGCAGATACAGCTAAAGCTAGAGGTGAATTATATGGGCCATTTAAAACTCAAAAAATAGCTGATGATTTTTCAGCCAATGGATACAAAAATAAACCCATTCAATTAGCCGCTTCAAAAAAATTAGGAAAGAAAAAATAGTTATATCTTTGTAACTGAAAACAAATAAAAAAATGGGAGTTTTAAATTATGTACAATCCGGTAGAGCTGCGGCAATCACCCCATCAGATACGGTCAATATACCTAGTGTTTCGGGTGGTACGAATACCGAAGGATGTATTCTATACACAGGATCAGGAGGCACCATTAAGGTGATGACTATCGGTGGAGATATAGTAACATTTTTCTCAGTACCAGCTGGCCAAGTTTTACAAGTAAGAGTACTTCGTGTTTATGCCGAGGTGACTACAGCTTCTAACCTTGTTGCTCTTTGGTAAAATGACAGAAGACGATTTGAAAGTAGCATTCGTGAATACCCTTGCTCTCGCCATGTCGTTTGCGGAACTAGAAGTGTGGTTTAAAATAGCCCTAATGGCGGTAACTATTGGTTACACCATTACAAAATGGGTAATGTTATTTAAAGAGAAAAATGAGCGAATCAAAAATAAATGATTTTTTTAAACATAAAGGCGAATATTCTCACACAAGACTCATTTCTATAATTGGGTCTTTTGTTATTTTCGGGGCTTTTATATATTACCCAGATAATAATGGCTTACAAAATTTAATGGCTATAATTATATCAGCATCGTTAATAAATGCTACTGCATCTAAATTCTCAAAACAAATAAAATATGGTAACGAGCCAGCAAGCGATGAAGAAGTATGGGGTGCCGAGTGCGAGCAATACGAGCATGATCCTGTGGGACCTACCAAGCGAACTAGAAATAGGCGTAATTCCTAAACGCATTTATTGCAATAAGGATATGGTTGGTCCACTATCTAATGCCTTTAAAAAACTTATTGATACTAATTGTGTCCATGAATTAAAGACATGGGATGGATGCTTTAATATTCGTAAGAAGCGTGGCTTAAGTTCTATGAGCTTACACTCCTGGGGATTGGCTGTGGATGTAAATGCTTTTGAGAATGGGCTAGGACAGAATCCTAAGTTATCTAAAGAATTTGTAGAATGCTTTACAAGCTCAGGATTTGAATGGGGCGGAGTTTGGAAAAGAAAAGACGGCATGCATTTTCAGTTAGCTAAAATATGAAAAATTTAAAGTACTTATTCGGAATTTTGTCGATTTACTTAATATTTTCTTGCAAACCGTTACAAAATGTAACGGCTACAAAAGAAGTTATACGTATTGACACGGTCCGTGATTACAAAGTAATTACAAAATATGATGCGGTGCATGACACGACTGTCATTGAGAACCCTTGCGATTCTGCTGGCATTCTAACGACTTTCTATAGTAAGATTAAGATACCACAAGGGCAAGTAATAATTCGTAGCGTACGTGGCAAGATTCAGGCCACAGTAAACATTGATTCAATTGCTCAAGTATATGACTCAAAGTATAAATCTATTGTACGCAAATCTGCGGAGAATAAAGAAACTATTCTACGCATAAATACAATCCCTAAGTGGGCGATATGGGTAATGGCTATAGGAGCAATATTTACTTTCTTATATATTAGAGAGAAAGTTAGTATTTTTGTAAAATAACTACCAAAGAAAAAGCCAATGGCCAGAATTAGTACATACCCAAATGATACCTATGTTATTGGTATTGATAAATGGATCGGTTCCGATGCCAATAATAATAATATTACCAAGAACTTTACAGCTGATGCAGTAGCATCTTATTATAATAGAGTATCAAAGATTGACACAGGGTATTTCTCTTGGAATTTTGTTCCTGATTTAGCTCCTGCCGTTCAGTCATCAATGACATTTGAGAAAGTAGGCTGGACTAATAATACCATTAACTTAACAGGATTTCAAGGCGTTATTAGAGTATCTAACTTAACGCTTGCTAATACTGTACCAGGTACATTTATTGAGAACGAGTGGGTCAATAAAATTATATTAGCCCATATCCCTGAGAGTCCTAGCTTTTACGCATTTTATCAAGTAACAGCAGTAGCTCAAGATGGGTGGTTCTATTTACTGACATTGACATTTTTAGATGGTAACAATACGGTTATCCAACAAAATGACCCTGTTGCCTTTGGTATATTCTCTGCGGTTGCAGGCACAAGTGGCACATCGGGCACATCCGGGACAAGTGGCACGACAGGCACTAGCGGTACAAGTGGCACTAGCGGTACGTCGGGCACCACAGGCACATCAGGGACTTCGGGAACAAGCGGTACGTCAGCGACAAGTGGAACGACAGGTACTTCAGGAACGAGTGGAAGCTCAGGCTCAAGTGCGACATCAGGAACGAGTGGTACAAGTGCCACATCGGGTACAAGTGGCACATCAGCTACTAGTGGGACATCAGGTACGTCAGGCACGAGCGGTAGTTCAGGTAGTTCAGGGTCATCAGCTACATCAGGAACAAGTGGGACATCAGCGACATCAGGAACTAGTGGAACAACAGGAACTAGTGGCACCTCAGGTACGTCAGGTACAACAGGTACAAGCGGTAGCTCAGGATTTACAGGAGATAGATATGCAACCACATCTACGACCACATTTACTTTAGGTAATGCAGGGACAATTACAGTTGGCTTAGATTTATCTTACACAGTTGCTCAATCTATTATCGTTGTTTATGATGCTAATAACTTCCAAGAATGCGAGGTTATTGCTTATAATCCTGCAACGGGAGCATTGCAGTTTGCTGCACCAACAAGAACTGTTGGAGGTGGCACATATAGTGTTTGGTCTGTCAATCTTGATGGAGCAAGTGGAGGCGATGGCTCATCAGGTACAAGTGGGACAAGTGGTACGTCTTCTACTAGTGGAACGAGTGGGACAAGTGGTACAACAGGTACTAGTGGAACGACAGGTACTTCAGGCACAAGCGGAACGACAGGGGTAGATGGTACAAGTGGGACTAGCGGAACAGCAGGTACCACAGGTACCTCAGGTACGACAGGTACAAGTGGAACAACTGGAACGTCAGGAACAAGTGGAACTACAGGAACAGATGGTACAAGTGGGACTAGCGGAACAGCAGGTACTACAGGTACAAGTGGAACGAGTGGTACTTCGGGTACGACAGGGACAAGTGGTTCTTCAGGAACGACAGGTACATCAGGTACGACAGGAACCTCAGGCTCTAGTGGTACATCAGGTACGACAGGTACTAGTGGAACTAGCGGTACAAGTGGATCAGATGGCACAAGTGGAAGTAGTGGTATAGATGGAACTTCGGGTACAAATGGAACTAGTGGTACGTCAGGTACAACTGGAACTAGTGGAACTAGTGGAGCAGATGGGAACTCAAAAGGTCAGATTTATTATTTTAATCAATCTCAAAGTTCAGATGTAAGTCCATATAAGGTTTTATCAATAAATCCATCGGGTGCTGCTCAACAGACTGTGTCTAATGCGTTAGGTTCAAATCAGCAGAATAAATTAGTTAGTTCATTTTTAACTCCTGCGTTAGGCTTTGCGGTTATTCCTGCTGGTGTACAAACATTCCATAATCATTTTTTAAAGCAGGCATCAAACGACCACATACAAGTATATGTAACTATCGAGCTTGCTAACTCAGCAGGCGTAGGGTATGGTACGATATTGGCAACCAATACTGCTGAGATTGGATGGGTAAGTGCATCAATTCCTGTAGAGACAACTACAGATTTAGTTTTGCCAACGACAACAATCCTGACAACTGATAGGATGATTGTTAAGATATATGTTAATAATAATGATAGCACAAGTCATACTGTCAATTGGTATACTGAGGGCGTGTCTTATTATTCATATGCAATTACATCCATTGCTCCTTCAGCAGGGACAAGTGGTACTAGTGGTACATCAGGTACTTCAGGTGCTCAGGGTACAAGTGGGGCAAGTGGTAGTTCAGGTACTTCGGGTACGTCAGGTGCTCAAGGTACAAGCGGTGCTAGTGGTACATCAGGTACATCTGGTACGTCAGGAGCTCAGGGTACGAGTGGAGCAAGCGGATCGTCAGGTACCTCAGGTACAAGTGGACTAGCAGGCACATCAACAAGAGTTGAGCAAAACTATACAGCCACAGCAGGGCAAACGACATTTACCTTCACAGGTGGATACACAGTTGGTCTTATAGATGTATATGTCAATGGAGTTAGATATTTGCCTACAGACTACACAGCCACTAATGGCACGACAGTAGTATTAGGCATAGGGCTATTGGCAGGAGATGCTGTGACTATATTAAACTATACGTCAAGCATTGCAGCTTTGCCAACATCAAGAAACGTGCAAGACTTTACTGCAACAGCAGCACAGACTACGTTCACAGTTACTAATGGCTACATAGTAGGACTTATAGATGTATTTGTTAATGGTTCAAAGTTAACTTCTTCAGAGTTTACAGCTACTAATGGAACGACATTTGTTCTTACAGTAGCTTCTACAGTAGGAGACCAAGTGCAGAGCATTAACTACACAGCAAGTGTTAATGGTATAAGTGGTGCAGGGACAGCTAACTATGTGCCTAAGTTCACAGCAAGTGGTACGATTGGAAATAGTTCTATTTTTGATAATGGAACTAATGTGGGGATTGGTACTGGTTCGCCAAATGGAGGATTAACTGTTGTAGCACCTTCTTCTTCTACTGCTATTAGTTTATGGGGAAGGTCTACTGATAATTATTCTGCATTAAGATTTCAAAGTAATACAGGAGCAACCACTTATTCAACTATATATTCAGATGCCTCTAATTTAATTTTTGAAAACAATGGTTCAGAACGTATGCGAATTACCTCTACTGGGAACATAGGGATTGGAACGACTGCACCTAAATCATATGGAGTATTAACTATAAGTGGACAAACTATTGGATTAAGTAATATAGCAGTAGATGTTAATCAGGCTTTTAAACTTAACAATTATTATAATAGTAGTACTGGGACAGATAAAACTATTTCAACAGGATATGCAGCACAAATGGGTTTAGATAATTCAAATGGTGGATTAACATTTTCAAATAGTTCAAGTTCAGTTACAGCAGATGGTAATATTACAACTACTGAACGTATGCGGATTACAAGTGGGGGAAATATAGATACTAAAGGTAATCCAATTTTTGCTCATAGTGGCTCAATTACTATAAATGGGACTTATCAAACTATCTTTACTGCTGCTTCAAATTCAGTTTATTTAGTTTCAGTTAATACAAGCATAAGTGCAGGTGATGGTACTTATGGATTATTAATTGCCTTTAATGAAGCTGATAAGGTATGTGATTTAATAAGTGGAAATAATTTATCATTACAATTTAGTGGTGATAATGTTCAAATAAGGTCAAACAATAGTGCAGGATACGCTACTACTTGGACTGCAACTCGTTTAAAATAAATAATAAGATGACAAAAATATCCAATCAATATAGTTTAACCAATATACTAACGGCTGATTTAGCAAATAGTCGTTTAGGGATAAATAATGTTAGCCCAACAGTAGCTTTGGATGTGACAGGGGCAGGGAAGTTTTCGGGAAATATAACTGCTGACGGAGGAACTCCTGTTGTTTTAACTGGAACAGGAACAGTTAATATATGGAACTCAAGAGTAATTTTAAGACAAAATGGAGCTGCATTAAATAGAGCAGAACTTTATTCAGATAATGGTATTCAGTTAACAACAAATTCAGGGTTTGGTGTTGTAATACCAAACGGCAACGTAGGAATTGGAACAACTTCGCCAAGTTCAATTTTAGATATTTATAAATCTCAAAATACATCTACAACTTTTCTTATAAAAAATAATAATGCTGGAGCAAGTGCAGAAACTTATATTACTGCTTCAAATGGAACATATATTACAAGTATAGGAACAAGGGGAACAGGAACAGCAGCATATTTAGGTTTAGATACTAATTCGGGAATGCTTAATTATGATGGAAATACTTCATTAACTATTAATGCGACAAATCCAAGTGGGGTAATTAAATTTACTACTAATGGATTTACTGAACGTATGCGAATATTAGCTAATGGGAATGTGGGTATAGGAACTAGTTCTCCAACTAATTTGCTTCAAGTAAATGGTACTGGTTATTTTAGTGGCAGTCTAGGTAGTGGTGGTACTATTAGTGGTAGTAGTGTAAGTGCTTCTGGGACTACAAGTGGTTCTAGCATAGTTGCTAACTCAGCAATAATTACATATAACGTACAGCAATATTATTATGGAAACACTTTTACCTTCACTCCTCCTAATGCATTAAACTCTGGTTCGTTTAATTCTGAGATGCGTATTTATTTGGTTTGGGTAATTGGAGTAAATGGTTATACAGAAGCAGGATTAAGAGTTTGGTTGATAGCAATGAATGGAGGAGGTACAGCATATAATGCAAATGAACTTTTAGGAAGAGATGCAAATGGAGGAACAGGATTAAATATATCTAGGTCTTCAGCATCACAAATATCTATTAACTCTAATAATAATGCTTTCATTAAATTTGTAAGTATCATGCAGTTAAATGCTTTTTAATAGAAAACAAATAATATATTATGTCAAAAAATACTAATTTATCCTTCCTGACAGATTACATTACTGCCGACATCACCAATGGTAGAATTGGTATTAATAACGCTTCGCCTTCATATGCTTTTGATGTGACAGGAATTGCTAGGACAAGTACGTCAGCGTATTTTGCAACTACTAGTGGGTCTGTGGGAATTGGGACTACGAGTCCAAGTTCAAAACTTCAAGTAGCAAATGGAGATATTAATATTCAAAATGCTAATCAAACTACTGGAGATTTTAGTCAAGCTCAATCTTTAATATTTTCTCAAGAAACTGCAATTACTGGAGCAAGTATAAAAGCTATTAGGGAAGCATGGAGTTCAATGCCTTTTGCACTAACATTTTTAACAAATTCAGTTGCATCATCGCTTACAGAAAAAATGCGAATTACAAGCATTGGTAATGTAGGTATTGGAACTACTGATCCTCAAAAGTTATTACATATAGCTAATACATCTTCTGGAACTACTACAGATGCTTTAATGTTACAAAATGGTGGCAATACTTCTAATGTTGCTACAGGTACTAGATTAATATTTAAAATTGGGGGGTTTGCAAGTAATCAAATTAATACTTATGCAACTATTGATGCAGTTATTAATGGAGAATCAGCAATAGATTTATTATTTAAAACACCAAGCTATGGTATATTATTTCCTCCAAACGAAAGGATGAGAATCACTGGAAGTGGTAATGTAGGAATAGGAACAAGTAATCCTGGATACGCACTTCAAGTTGCTGGAACTACAGTTGCAAGTAATTTCTTTAGTGCAACTGGAACTCAACTTATTCAAGTAAATACCTGGACAACATTTTATACATTAGCAGCAGACCAAGGTATGTATACAATATCAATAGGTTTAGGAGAAAATGTGTTTGCAACTTGGTATGCTTATGGAACAGTTTTTTCAGCATTTACTATATGTATATTTCAATCACTTACTAATGGAACATTAGTTCAAATGAGATTATCAGGAATGGATGTACAAGTTCTTTTGGGGTCTGGAGCAAGTTTTGCTAGAACCCTAAACTATAAAATTTTAAGGTCTTAAACAATAAACAATAAATATATGACAAACTTTTTTTGGAGCGTATATCAGCTCTAAAATAAATTAAATTTAAACTAATGGCATTCGTTTATAGACATATTAGATTAGACACAAATCAACCTTTTTATATTGGGATAGGAAAGGATGAGCGTTATTATTTTAGGGCGACTAAAAAAAGCCAAAGAAATATACATTGGAAAAGAATTGTAGCTAAAACTGATTATAGGGTAGAAATACTTATGGATGATATTACCTATGATGAAGCTAAAGAAAAGGAAATTGAATTTATAAAATTATATGGAAGGATAAATTTATCGAATGGACCTTTATGTAATATGACTGATGGAGGAGAAGGCAATTTAGGATATGTAGCTACAGAAGAAACTAGAAAAAAGTTATCTAAATCTATAAGCGAATGGAATAAAAATAGAGTAAGAAGTGAAAAAGAAATTGAATCTTTATCACAAAGAATGAAAGCATTCCAAAATGACCCTGATTTTATAAGAAAGAAAAATGAAGGATTAAGAAATAGCGAAAAGTTAAAAGCATTTAATGCTTTAAGAAAAGGACTTCCTGGTATAAAACATACTGAGGAAACAAAATTAAAAATGTCGTTAGCAAGAATTGGTAAAAAAGTTGCAAAAGAATTTGTTGACAAAAGATCAAAAAAGATAACACAAAAAACATTGTCAGGTGAATTTATAAAAATATGGGATTCAGCAAGAGAAATTCAAAGGGAACTTGGATTATCACAAGGCAATATATCTAGATGTTGCAATGGGGAATACAAGAAAGCTAATGGATATAAATGGGAGTATTATAAACAATAAACATATATAAAAATGAATACTAATTATTTTTGGTCAGTTTACCAGCTTGATACAGTTCCGAGTCTCGATGGGCTTGTGGATGTGGTTATCACAGTTCACTGGGGTAGAACAGCAGTAGAAGAAATATCAACAGAAGAAAAATATACAGCCCATGTTTATGGAACAATGGGATGTCAAACTCCTTCAGAGACAGACTTTACAGCCTATCCAGACTTGACATTTGAGCAAGTATGTGGCTGGCTTGAAAATGGGCTCGACTATGAGGCTATTGATGCAGGACTACAGCAGGATATTGATAATCAAATCAATCCTCCTGTGATTGTTTTGCCATTACCATGGGTTCCTGAACCAACGACTACCACAACAACCACAATGGCTCCTCCTCCTCCTGAGCCAACAACTACTAGCACAACAACAGAAGCTCCTATTTAATTAGGAGTTTTAAATGTTTTTAGTAATTTTGTGTTTGTTAAACATTTAAATCAACTAAACAATGAAAAAGTATCGTGATCTGTTAGGGTTAGTACATTATATTAACCAGTCAATAGAACAAGGCAAGACCATAGGTCAAAAGAAATTAGTCAAGATAGGTGACTTATTAAAGCCACATATTGATGCTTACAACGACAAGAGAGATTGGATTTTATTATCTAACGCTAGTGTAGATGATGACAAGAATCTTATTGTTGATGAAAAGGGTGGATATAAATATACACCTGAAGGAGCACACAAGAGAGACAAAGAACTAATGGAATTGTTCATGTCTGACTTTGACTACACTCAAATTCAAATTAACTCACCATCTGAACTTGACCAATATACATTCTTGTATGGATGGGTGAATGGTGTGAATTTTATTATTGAAGAAGAGGAAGAGGTAGAACTTTAATTACATCCTCAGCTGTGATACTCCTTTGACATTCAAATTGTCGAGGAGTATTTTTATTAAATGGGCACCAATCGAAATCCCCTTTATCAAATTTTAACGCAGGGTCGTTCCAACAGCCGTGGCATACATTCTCGTTAACTACACGTATACAATTGAACTCATGTGCACGTGTAGTAAAGTTACTTATCATCACCACAGGTTTACCAATAGCCCACGCTAACCATGAAATTCCTGAGCTAAGTCCGATAAAAAACTGACTATGGTAGATAACGCTCATAGTATTCTCAATGTCGATGTCATCTATCTTCTGGCAATGCTCAAATGGGTTATCTTCTTTACTGACATTCACCACCTTGTAGCCTTTGTTATGCAAGTAAGTTATAACCTCTTGCCATCCATCTCTTGTCCAAAACTTACAGCCTGCTGTTGAGTTAGTAGCTATCGTCACATACTGCCCATACTTATTCTTACGCTTTCTAAACTTTAAGTTTGGCCTAAGCTCTTCAAACTCTAAGCCTAATATATTAGTGGCCGCCTCTTGTAGCTTTATCGTATTAGGTAGCACAGGTTCTTTATTCTCATCGTAGTGCCACCCGATATTATACTGAGCATAAATATTATTGACCACCATGCCAGGCTCGACTAGTTCTATCTCAGGGATGTCAAGTATATGGTTCCAAAATGTGGAGAGTATTACTTTGCAGTTATGTTTCTTTTGAAATGCAAGTGCATATGGTGCCCATGCGATGGTGTCGCCTAGTGACTTACTAGCCAAGGTGATGAACACTCTTCTGTTTTCTAATGATAACTTATACTCGTAGACTAATTCATTATACTCAAATACTTTAATGGTCCAGTCAGTATAGTACTCCCTATTTAGTCTCACCCATGAGTTAGAGTTAATAGTATTCTCATAATGACATACATTATTCTCGTCAAAGTATTGCACCTTAAACTTAGAGTTGACAGGCGACTTAATCTCTAGAAATGGTTGCTCAATAAAGTATTTATATATGTGCACATCTTGGTCTTCTTTTTTATTCTGCAAGATGGTCTTATAGAAGCCCATGTACTCAATTCCAAAATAATAGGTTGAACTTAACTCAGGTATATTATAATTAGCTGTAATAGTATTTAGGTCTGTATCAATCGGTTGGATGTATTTATCATATCTTGAGCGATAAACGGGTAAGTTGTGAGCGATAATTGGTAAGCCATAAGATATAGCCTCTCTAAGAACTAATGGGTTGCACTCCCATGTACTATTGAACATAAATATGTTAGCATGCTTTAAGAACTCGTCCACGTCATCCCTCTCTCCCCACACCTTGACATTACTTGGTAGGTCAGCCATTAAGGGCTCCCAATAATCTTTAAAGTTGCCTGCTTGGTTGCCCACAAAATTAAAATTAAAGTTAGGGTTAGCACGGGCAATCTCTATCCCCTCGGCTTGGTTCTTGCCGGGTGTCCATAGTCCCACGTTGACCACATTATTTATGCCCGGAAGTTTCTTTGATTCCTTTTGGTCAATAGGGTACTCAATGACTTGCTTGTAAGATGGCAGGTGAGCGAAGGTATCAAAGTGGTAAGACGTGCAGAAAGCATACCCATCAGGGTGATATAACTTAGTCTTAGGATCAAATGAGACATCATGACAAGTCTCAACAATCTTGTAAAGTCTATTAGGTTTATAGAGTTCGCTCATTACATCTGCATCGAACCGCTCGGATGGTTCGTGAATGTGAATTAAATCTGGTTTGAATTTATTAATTACATCAAACAGCTCCATTTTATTCTCATACAGAGTTGTGAAGTTTGTGCCAACAATATCTTTTATTTTATTTCTTTGTACCACATAGTCTAGGCTGTAGCAATTGTACTCAACCACATAAGGTGTAATCTTATCCCCTAAAGCCTCTAGCGTTTTTAATACAAAGGCAGGCATGCCCCCTGTTGATAGGTGAGGAACTAGGTATAATACTTTATTGGGCCTGATCATTTTTAGCATCTCATCTTTTCTTTTCTCTCCATGGTAGAATAGTAACTTGTCCTCGCTTGCAGGCACCCTACCCCAATCACCTATCATGTAGTCTTGGCCAGTAAAAATATTATTATGGTCAATCAAGTTGACTAAATCTAAATTTGCGTTCATATAAATATATGGTAAGCCCTTTTGAATATTATACTTCCATAATAGCACGTTGGCTATGGTCTCCTCATTATAGGCTGCGTAATAACTATTGTCAGCCATCACCTGTGGGTGCGTGCACATCTGATACCACTCATCTAAGAAGTCAATGCAGTTTTTATTAGCGACAAAGTAGCCTGTCTGCCTGTAGCGTTCTCTAACATATTGGTCCACACCAAATAGCTCGCAAGCCGGGTGCTCAAGTGTTGTGCTTAGGTCATCCCTGCTCTCAGCTCCCCCCCTGTCTCCTACGTGCAAGTAGTCATATATGCCCTCCACAAAATATGGGTGGCTTGACTCATCATCAAACATATTAAATATAGTATGTGCATACTTTGTAGCTACAGAGTCTGAGTCAATGTAGGCCACCGTGTAAGCAAATTTGTTTATAGCATCCTTGACAATAAGTGGGCGTTGAATTAAAAGTTTATAGATATTAATATCTGATCGGTCAATGAATCTATTTTGCTTAGTCTCTGCCACATCGCAGTCCCATCTAATGGTAAAGGTTGCACCCTTAATCTGCCTGTCTGAGTTTAGCATATATACTAGAGTTGGAATGCTAGTATAATAATTTAATGACTCTACACACGCCTCAACAGTATCAGCATATGACTCATTTGCATATAGAACGAATGCTTGCTTCATTGAGCAAAATTAATTAATATTGCATCAAATACAAATAAAATGACAATAGAAGTTAGTATTGGAGAAGCTCTTGACAAACTGTCGATACTTAGCATTAAGATGGACAAGATAAAAGACCAAACAAAGCTTGAAAATATTTCCAAAGAATATTTTAGATTGATTCACCCAATAGATGAACGTATGTTGATTGACCCTTTATATAAAGCTTTAAAATCAATAAATGAAAAGTTGTGGGATATCGAAGATGATATAAGAGTATGTGAAAGACACGGGGATTTTAATTTAAATTTTATTAGATTAGCACGTATGGTTTATCAAAATAATGATAGAAGAGCCGCTCTAAAGAAAGAAATAAACATTAAATACAACTCAGAATTTATGGAAGAAAAATCTTATAATAATAATTAGTAATTTTACATACTTTAATAAAATAACAATGGCACAAATAGAAGAAGAAGAATTAACAAGACTAAAAGAAGCAAGTAATTCATTACGTGAATCTCGCTCAACAATTGCAGACATTGAGATATCAATGCATCGTCTAGAAAGCAAAAAGAAAGCTGTTCTCTTTAATGCAGAACAAGCAGCAGAACAACTTAATAACATCCAGGAGGAACTTCAACAAAAATATGGCAACATATTAATTGACCTTGCTACCGGAGAAATCAAAGATAACGATGGTAATTCGTAAACTATCTATAGGGAATGACTATAAATCTGCTATGCATTATTTGCAAAGTCAATCCGTGCTAAACGATAACTACATCATTCATTTAATTAAGATTACAGATAGTGGGTCCTATCAAATCTACATTGAGAAAAACAATGAGATTATTCTTTGGAAAGAGATAGGTGCTCATGTTCCTGTTATAATTGAATACGATATTTCATTTTAATTATGAGGTCACCTCAATACTTTGTCATCAAGTCGAAAGATGGCCATCGATACGATAACGTCCGTAATGGTATAATTATTTCTACATCAAAAGAAGACCATTTAGTTACCACTCGTGAGGCTATTATTATTGAAACCCCTATTGGGTATGAAGGCCCTATTGAGAAGGGAGACTTAGTCTTAGTTCACCACAATACATTTAGACTTTACTTTGACATGCAAGGGCGTGAGAAGTCATCATGGAATTATTTTAAAGATGACATGTTTTTTATCGATGACCCATACGCATACAAAAAACCCGATGGTCAATGGAAGGGAATAGGTAGATACGTATTTGTTTCTCCTGTTCCTAACGACCAGTCAGGAATTACGACTACGGATGCAGAGATGCCACTTGTAGGCATTATTAGGTTTGGTAATGATGAAATGCTAGATCTAGGATTAAACGAAGGTGACAGGGTTGTATTTGAGCCTGAGTCTGAGTACCCATTCCATGTGGATGGAGAGAAAGTTTATCGTATGTACACCAAGAATTTGACAATTAAATTAAATGAACAAGATAACGGAATTAAAGAAGAAGATAATTGATTCTGGATACAAGGCTGTCGAAGAATTAATTAAGGTTGCAGAAGAAAGAATCATTACTCATGCTGATGATGATTTATCTGCCGACAAATTAAAGAATGCTGCTCAAGCAAAAAAGACAGCTATCATGGATGCTTTTGAAATTCTTAAAAGAGTTGAGGAGGAGAATAACATCATTGAAGGCGTTGTTAACAATCAAGTTAATACCAACCGAGGATTCGCTGAGTCTAGAGCTAAGAATAAATGAGTTTACACAGAGTCCTTTCTAATATTGTTCCTGAGAAAATTCTTGCCAAAAAGAATGAGAAGAAACAATGGGAGTATGGATGGGATCCGGAATATGATATGGTTGTCATATCTAGAGATGGGACTATTGGAGATATCTATGAGATAGCTAATCTAAGAGTTGCTTTACCACTAACTCCAAATAAAGTTACGTATAAAGGCAATAAATGGCAACCTGTTGATTTACCAAAAGAACTATCTCGCATCAAGACAATCTTTGATTGGAATAGGCGTGACAATACTTTTAAGAATCAATGGGTAGACTTTATCGAAGAAGAGTTTGATCGTCGTGAATATGGTTATTGGTTCATTAACAATCAGGTCAAGACTTATATCACAGGTAGCCACTACATGTATCTTCAATGGACTAAAACTGACGTTGGTCATCCCGACTTCAGAGAGTCCAATAGAATATTCTTTTTATTTTGGGAAGCATGTAAAGCTGATGCTAGATGTTTTGGGATGTGCTATCTTAAAAATAGACGTTCAGGATTCTCATTTATGGCATCATCAGAATCTGTCAATATTGCAACTTTAGCTAAAGATGCACGTATTGGTATGGTGTCCAAGACAGGACCCGATGCTAAAAAAATGTTTACCGATAAGGTTGTGCCTATTGCCAACAACTACCCTTTCTTCTTTCAGCCTGTGCGTGATGGTATGACCACACCTAAGACTGAACTTGCGTTCCGTGTCCCTGCATCTAAGATTACACGTAAGAACATGGACCAAGAACAAGGCGAAGATGTTGATGGACTAGATACATCGATTGACTGGCGTAACACAGCAGACAACTCCTATGATGGAGAGAAGCTACGATTCTTAATTGAGGATGAGGCAGCTAAGTTAGAGAAGCCAATGAACATCGAGAACGGATGGCGTATACGTAAGACTTGTCTTCGTCTAGGAGCAAGGATTATTGGTAAGTGTATGATGGGCTCAACATCTAATGCTCTTGACAAAGGAGGGGAAAACTACAAGCGATTGTTCGCTGACTCTGATGTAACCAAAAGAAATAAGAATGGTCAGACTCTATCAGGGCTATACTCATTGTTTATCCCTATGGAATATAACTTTGAAGGATACATCGATGAGTTTGGACACGCAGTATTAGAAACGCCTGAGAAGCCTGTCCGTTCAGCTGAAGGGACATGGATAATTCAAGGGGTCATTGAGTATTGGAACAATGAGGTTGCCTCATTAAAGTCTAATCCCGATGCACTTAATGAATTCTATCGTCAATTCCCAAGGACCGAGTCGCATGCTTTTAGAGATGAGACCAAATCGTCAATCTATAACTTAACTAAAATATACCAACAAGTAGACTACAACGATGGTATGTTAGAAGATAGAGTCTTGACTCGTGGCTTCTTTCATTGGAAAGATGGCGAGAAAGACGGTGAGGTCATTTGGACTCCTGATAGGAATGGCAGGTTCTTGGTATCATGGATTCCTGAGATATCTATGCGTAATAACTTTATTTCTAAGAATGGGACTCGTTACCCATTAAATGAACACGTAGGTGCTTTTGGATGTGACCCTTATGATATATCAGGTGCGACCTTTGGAGGATCAAACGGTTCATTGCATGGGCTTACTAAGTTTAACATGTCTAACGCTCCATCAAACGCATTCTTCTTAGAGTATATTGCTAGACCACAAACAGCTGAGATATTTTTTGAAGAAGTATTGATGGCTTGTGTATTTTATGGAATGCCTATCTTAGCAGAAAATAATAAAGCCCGGTTGCTTTACCATTTTAAGAACAGAGGCTATAGAGGATTCTCTATGAATAGACCTGATAAGCATAAGGCTAAATTGTCATTTACAGAAATAGAGATTGGTGGCATACCGTCTTCAAGTGAAGACATGAAGCAGGCCCATGCGGCAGGTATAGGTACTTACATTGAGAAATATGTAGGGTATGATTTAGAAGGCATTTATAGAAATCCCGATGAAATTGGCAACATGCCATTTACTAGAACTCTTATGGATTGGTCTAAATTTAATGTAAATGATAGAACAAAGTTTGATGCTTCTATCAGCTCAGGGCTTGCGATTATGGCAAACCAAAAACATATTTATTTGCCAGAGAAAAAAGAGTCAAAAATAAGCATTAAATTTGCAAGATACGATAACAGCGGTTCAGCGAGTAGACTGAAAATAATATGAACGACCCTTTAATAATGATTAATCCTTCTAGCTTCCCCACGCAGCTGGCAACAGATGCAGAGAAAGCATCTCAAGAATTTGGATTAAAAGTAGGACAGAGTATCATGTGGGAGTGGTTTGCCAAAACAGGCAATAACTGTAGGTACTATTCTCAATGGATTGATTTTCATCGCATTAGGCTATATGCCCGTGGTGAGCAGTCTATTGCTAAGTATAAAGAACAATTCCAAGTTGATGGAGATATGTCACATATCAACCTTGATTGGACACCCGTTCCTATTATTCCTAAGTTTGTTGATATCGTAGTCAATGGGATGAATGACCGTCTTTTCCAAGTAAAGGCATATGCACAAGATGCTATGTCAGCAGAGAAAAGAAGCAAGTTTCAAGAGATGGTTGAAGCTGATATGGTTGCAAAAGAATTTTTAACTCAAGTAAAAGAAGAGTCAGGAATTGATGCATTTAATGTACCATCACAAGACTTGCCTGCTAATGAGCAAGAGTTAAATCTTTATATGCAACTTAAATATAAGCCTGCTATAGAGATTGCTGAAGAAGAAGCTATTAATACTATCTTAGATGTTAACCACTATAATGATATTAGAAAAAGAGTCGATTACGACATTACAACCATCGGTCTTGGTATGGTCAAACATTCTTTCGTTCCAGGTACTGGAGTACAAGTAGAATATGTTGACCCTGCTAATATGGTATATTCTTACACGGAATCGCCTACCTTTGACGACTGCTTCTATTTTGGTGAGGTTAAGCAAGTTCCAATTACAGAGCTTATTAAGATTAAGCCGAATATTACTAACGAGGAGCTTGCGGAAATTCAGCAATTGGGCACAGCGTGGTATAACTACTATGGTGTTCTTCGTCCTTATCGTAGTGATTTGTTTAATCGTGATGTTGTTACATTAATGTACTTTAATTATAAGACAGATAAAACATATGTCTATAAGAAAAAGTATAATGACAACGGAGGAAATAAAGTAATCCAAAAGGATGAAAGTTTTAATCCCCCTGAAGGAACAGAAGAAAGATTTGAGCGTATAGAGAAACGCATAGATGTTTGGTATGAAGGGGTAATGGTGATGGGATCAAGTTATCTATTGAAATGGGAGCTTGCTAAGAACATGGTTCGCCCTAAGTCTGCATCTCAGTATGCATTGCCTCAATATATTGCTGTAGCACCAAGAATGTACAAAGGAGTCATTGAGTCTTTAACTAGACGTATGATACCTTTTGCTGATTTGATTCAACTTACTCACTTAAAGCTTCAACAAGTTCTTCAACGTGTTGTGCCGGATGGTGTGTACATTGATGCTGATGGTATCAACGAGGTTGACTTAGGAACCGGGGCTGCGTATAATCCTGAGGATGCATTAAGATTGTATTTCCAAACGGGTAGTGTTATTGGTCGTAGCATGACGATTGATGGTGATTTAAACCATGGTCGTATCCCAATCCAAGAACTTAATACTAATAGTGGTCAAGGTAAGATTACTGCATTGATTAATGCATACAATCAATACTTATCTATGATAAGGGATGTAACAGGATTGAATGAAGCAAGAGATGCTTCTACTCCTAACCCTGATGCATTAGTAGGTGTACAAAAACTAGCGGCTTTAAATTCAAACACAGCCACTCGCCACATCTTAGAAGGAAGTTTATTTATAACTAGACGTTTATCTGAGGCATTATCTTGCCGTATAGCTGATATATTAGAATACTCTGATTTTAAAGAACAATTTGCTATGCAGATTGGTAAGTTTGCTGTTGGTATATTAGATGAGATTAAAAATTTATACCTACACGACTTTGGTGTATTTATTGAAGTGTCTCCTGATGAGGAGCAACAAGCTCAATTAGAAGCTAATATTCAAATGGCTCTACAACGTGATCAAATATCACTTGAAGACGCTATTGATATTCGTCAAATGAAAAACTTAAAATTAGCCAATGAGTTACTCAAAGTCAAAAGGAAAGAGAAGCAACGCATCGACATGGAGCAAGAGCAAGCAAAAATTAATATGCAAACTCAAGGCAACATTCAGTCGTCTCAAGCGGCAGCTCAAGCGGCTTTACAAAAGGTTCAAGCAGAATCTCAAGCAAAGGCACAATTAGCTCAGGCTCAAATGCAGTTTGATATTCAACGCATGCAAGCAGAAGCTCAAATAAAAGAGCAATTGATGAGTGTGGAATTTAGCTACAACATGCAACTTAAAGGCATGGAGGTTGAGAAGATTAAAGAGCTTGACATGGACAAAGAAAAAGCTAAGGATGAAAGAACTAAACTACAAGCCACACAGCAGTCTAAGTTGATTGAGCAACGCCAAAAAGACTTACCTGCAATGGACTTTGAATCAGAAGAAGATTCACTAGATGGGTTTAGTTTAGAGCAATTCAATCCAAGATAAAATTATTTACTACTTTTGTGCAACTAAAATTTAATTTAAATGGAAAATTATCAAGTAAAGTTGGTAGACTTTGAAGAAAAGTCTGTCCAAGAAGTAGAGGAGACTTTACTAAAAGTACACGAGGAAAAGACAGGCATACCTCAAATTGAGGAGTCTGAAGAAATTAAGTTAGAGATTCCAGCTGAACCCGACACAGTTAATGGAATCTCAGGAGGAGAGCAATCAACTCCACAAGCACCATCATTTGATGATGCAGACGTTCTTTCATATATCAAAAGCAAGTACAACAGGGATGTTAATTCCATGGAAGATTTGTTTAAGCCCATTGAGTCTAATCAGGAATTATTACCTGAAGATGTTTCAGCATTCTTAAAATTTAAGAAAGAGACAGGCCGTGGCTTAGATGACTTTTATCGTGTTAACCAAGATTTCTCTAATGAGAAGCCGGAGCGTTTAATCGCTACGTATTTAAAAGAGATGAACCCTGAGTTAGATGATGACGACATCCAATATGAGATGTCTGATAGATTTGGATATGATGAGGAGATGGATGAGGAAAGAGATGTCAAAAAGAAAAAGCTTGCATTTAAAAAAGAACTTACTAAGGCAACAAGGTATTTCGAGGATCAAAAAGAAAAATACAGAGCACCAATTGAGTCGATTGGTAAACAATCTGTTTCTTCTCAAGACCAAGAAGAATTGCAGTCTTATAAGCAATACATGAGTCAGCTTACTGAGCAACAACAGGAGCAGACAAAGAAGTCTGAATTTTTTGTTCAAAAGACAAATGAATTATTTACTAATGAATTTGAAGGTTTCAAATTCGGAATTGGTGATAAGGAGTTATCTTGGAAACCATCAAATGCAGAGGACTTAAAAAACAAACAGTTGGACTTATCTAAATTCTTCAACAATTTCGTTGATGAAAAAGGATACATTAAGGATGCGAAAGAGTATCATAAAACTATAGCTGTTGCTATGAACAGAGATGCATTTGCCAAGTTCTTTTATGAACAAGGTAAATCAGATGCCATTGATGAGACTGCTAAACAAAGCAAGAACATTGATATGGGATCAGTTCGTACAACAGGCCAACCAATAGATAAGGGTGGCTTTAAGATAACAGCTATGGATAATGATCACGGAAACAGACTTAGAATAAAATAATTTTCTAACCAAACAAAATTTACAATTATGGGCTCAGTACAATCCGTACCTGGCTTTGCTTTAACCCCTTCGGCGGTAAAAGCAACATTGCCAACCAACTACATTACCAACTTCGATTTCATGAACCAGTATCTTCCAGATACTTATGAGAAAGAATTCGAGCGTTATGGTAATCGTTCTATTGCATCTTTCTTACGTTTAGTAGGAGCTGAGATGCCGTCTAACTCTGACTTAATTAAGTGGGCAGAACAAGGACGTTTACACACTAAATATACTAGTGTAACTACTACTGCTGTTGTAGGAGCTGATACAGCTACTTGGACAGTTGCTGATGCTGGAGTTAACTGTAACTTCCGTGTTAATCAAACTGTATTCTTATCTGCTAACGCAGGTTCTGCTTCTGACAAAGCTGTTATTACTGCTGTTAACTCATCTGCTAACACTTTCACAGTAGCTTACTATGCTGGTGGTGGACAAACTATCGCTGCTTCTGCTGTTTCTACTGCATTCGTTTATGGTTCTGAATTCACTAAAGGATCAACAGGAATGATTGGTTCATTAGAGTCTGAAGATTTATTCTTCGAGAACAAGCCTATTATCATTAAGGACAAATACTCAGTATCTGGTTCTGATATGGCTCAAATTGGGTGGGTTGAAGTAACTTCTGAGAATGGTGCTACTGGATATTTATGGTACATCAAATCTGAGCACGAGACTCGTTTACGTTTCGAAGATTACTTAGAGATGTCAATGGTTGAAGGTGTTCCAGCTGAGGCTGCTAGTGGAGCTTTGGCTTACTTAACAGTTGCTGCTTCTCAAGTACAACCTGGTGCTGCTGGTACTGAAGGTTTATTTGATGCTGTTGCTACTCGTGGTAACGTATGGGCTGGTGGTAACCCTACTACTTTGTCTGACTTTGATTCAATCATCCAACGTCTTGACAAGCAAGGATCTATCCAAGAGAATGTTATCTTCTTAAATCGTCAGTTCTCTTTCGATATCGATGATATGTTAGCTTCTCAAAACTCTTATGGTACTAACGGTACTTCTTACGGTTTGTTTAACAACGATGAGAACATGGCTTTGAACTTAGGCTTCAAAGGATTCAAGCGTGGTTATGACTTCTACAAGACTGACTGGAAATACTTGAATGATGCTACTTTACGTGGTGGTATCGTAGGTGGTGCTATCAACGGAATCTTGGTTCCTGCTGGTTCTACTACTGTATACGATCAAATCTTAGGTAAAAACGCTAAGCGTCCGTTCTTACACGTTCGTTACCGTGCTTCTGAGACTGAAGATCGTCGTTACAAAACTTGGATCACAGGTTCTGCCGGTGGTGCTCAAACTAGTGACCTAGATGCAATGGAGGTTAACTTCTTATCTGAGCGTGCTTTATGTACTCTTGGTGCGAACAACTTCTTCTTGTTCGAAGCTTAGTAAAAATTTAGGGAGGGGGAAACTCCTCCCTTATTTTATTTTAAAATTTAAATCTAAATCAAATGTCAAAAGTAACTATCCAGGACAAAATGTATGTCCTAAAAAGAAAAACATTCCCTATGTCATTTATGTTGGCTGCAAGAAATACTCTTCGTAAGCCATTATTATATTTTGACGAAACAACAAATCAAAACAGAGCATTGCGTTATGCTGTTAATCAAAAGTCTCCTTTTGAGGATGAGCAAGATGGTAATGCTATTTTACAGCCAATTATTTTTGAAGATGGTCTATTGACTGTTGGAAAGAATAACCAAGTGCTACAAATGTTCTTAACTTACCATCCTGACAACGGAAGTTTATTTGAAGAAGTAGATACTAAAAAAGATGCATCTGCACAAATCGATTGGATGAATGTTCAGTTAGATGCTCAGTTAGCAGCTCGTACATTAGACTTACAAACTAAAGAAGCTATTGGTCGTATCTTATTAGGTACACGTGTTGATAAATTATCAAGCGAAGAACTTAATCGTGATATCTTAATTCATGCTCGTAACAATCCACAAGAATTCTTGGATATGTTAAACGATCCTGATTTACGTTTACACAATATTGCGGCTAAAGCATTGCAAGATGGGTTCTTTACTTTAAGAAACAATAATCGTGATATCTATTTTAATTTGCCTGATAATAAAAAGAAATTAATGGGTATCCCATTTGGGGAAGATGCAGTAACATTGCTTAGATCTTACCTACAAAGTGACGATGGTATTGATTTGTATAAAATGCTAGAAAAAAAATATAGCAAATAATATAGGGAGGACAAAAGTCCTCCTTTTTTTATATCTTTGTCATCATGATAAATTCGGTGAGAAATACTGTAATGTCCATTCTTAACAAGGATAATAATGGATATATAACTCCTGAAGAATTTAACTCGTTTGCTAAGCAAGCACAGTTAGAAATCTTCAATCAATATTTTGTGGACTTTAAAAACTCTAAACTAGAGGATTTTAAAGGAATGGAGTCATCAGGCTACTCTGATATAACTAAGCAGATGGACCAAACCATTGACTATTTTTCTAAAAATGTGCCATTGGTTTATGATTCCCCATCTCAAACATTTGCAATGCCTGCTGATTGGTTCTTGCTTAATGCATTGTATTACAACCAAAAAGAGATTGAGCATGTGGACCAAAGAAACGTCTATAAATTGCTACAATCTAACTTAACAGCACCAAATACATTGTATCCTGCATATGTTATGCAAGGAGATAATATGACTATTTACCCATTAACAATTGTTAATAATGTCGAAACATATTATGTTCGATTCCCATATGACCCTAAGTGGACATATACGTTAGTTAATGGTAGCCCATTGTTTAACCAATCGGCTGGTGATTATCAAGACTTTGAATTAACTAAATCTGATTTCCCTAAACTTGTTATTAAGATTTGCGAATATGCTGGTACTAGTATTAGAGAGCAAGAGGTAGTATCTGCTGCTAAACAACAAGAAGTTTACATGGATCAAATGGCACAATAATGACTCAAGAAGAATATTACACCAATAACGGGACAAATCCACAGGATAGCAATTGGGGATCATATCAAAATGTGACATTAAAGGATGTTGTTAACAACTTCCAATTAATGTACATGGATGACGGTGACCTTTTGAATAATATCAATAGGTATAAGATTCTATTCCATGCTAAGCGTGCTCTTCAAGAATTACAATATGATGGCAATAGAGTTATTAATACATTGCAACTTGATGTTGGTGATGACTTAAAATTTGTATTGCCTCCAGACTATGTCAATTGGGTTCGTATCTCTTTATTTTGTGGAGGTGTACTTTATCCGATGAGCGAGAATATACAAGCGAACTCATCAGTAGAATTTCTTCAGGACCAATATTATAATATTCTTTTTGATGAAGATGGAGAAGCATTAATAGGTACATCTAAATTAGATGAATCTAGAATACTTGGAATCAACCAATGTTATTGTGAAAACAATGATCAATGGGGATGGTATATTGATGGCTTATGGTATTTTAATTATCCGGGTGGACAATACTACGGATTAAATACTGAGACTGCTAATTCAAACCCAACATTTACAATTAATAAAACCCAAGGGGTTATTAACTTTAGCACAGGCGTTCATCGTAGGTCAGTAGTATTAGAATATATATCTGATGGACTATACGGATTAAACGATGAAGATATTCCTGCTCCTAAACTTGCAGAAGAATATTTTTATTCATACATTAAATGGGCAATATTAAATACTAAGGCTAATCAGCCTGAGTACATTATTAATAGAGCACGTAAAGAAAAAGTATCCAATTGGAGAAATACTAAAATTAGATTAAGCAATTTACACCCTGGCCGATTATTAATGAATATGAGAGGTCAATCTAAGTGGATAAAATAAATGGCAGAATTACAAAGAAACTTTTTGCAAGGGATAATGAACAAGGATCTCGATCCTCATTTCCTGCCTGATGGACAATATCGTGACGGATTAAATATAATTGTTGCTGATTCAGACGGAGGATTTGTGGAAATTGATGGTTCCAATAATGGGTCTGTGCAAAACTATCTTGGTAATGAATTACAAAACACAAGTTTAGGATTGACTAATGCTCAATGCATTGGGTCAATATCTTACGAGGCTAATAATTTAATTTATTGGCTTGTCGCTTCGGATACAGCTGATGCTATTTATGAGTACAATGAAAATTTAGGGTTAACAACGATTGTTTTAAAGGCTACTAAAACTACACCAACAACACCGTCAATTTTAAACTTCAACAAAACATTCTACGTTACAGGGATAAATTATATCAATGGATTATTATTTTGGACAGATAATTACAACCCTCCACGTAGAATTAATATTGAGCGTGCAAAGAATTATGGTGTAAATGGATTTACTGAGGAGGATATTAATGTAATCGTTGCACCTCCTCTTCATGCTCCAAATATAGCATTAACATTAGATGGGAGTGCTAATAATTTAGAAAATAAATTTATTTATTTTTCATATCGATATAAATACATTGATGATGAGTATAGTGCATTATCTCCATTTTCTTCTGTAGCCTTTTTTCCAAAACCTTATGAATTTGACTATGGTGTATCTGAAAATATATCAATGGTTAATCAGTATAATAAGGCAACCATTTCATATAATACAGGAAGTAAAAATGTAAAAGAAATACAATTAGTATTTAGAGATACTCTTTCTTTAAATACTTATGTAATAGATAATATTGACAAGGCTGCAAATGGGTTTTCAGACAATGTTGATGAACAATTTATATTTTCAAATAATAAAGTATTTACTATTCTTGATCCTAATCAAATAAATAGATTGTTTGATAATGTGCCATTAAAAGCTAAATCTCAAGACTTAATTGGTAGTCGTTTAGTATATGGTAACTATACACAATTTTTTAATTTAGTTGATTGCGATGCTGAACCAATTGCCCCTGCATTTTCTTTAACTTATAATATTGCAACCATAGGAGCAACTCCTATGCCAACTTTTAAAAGTAATAGAGACTATGAAGTAGGGATTGTTTATTTAGATGATTATGGTAGAAGCACAACAGTTATAACTCCAACTGACAATACTAATACTATTTTTATACCACCAGCATATGCAAAATATTCTAATAGTTTAAGAGTTACAATTTCAAAAGATTTTAAACCGCCATGTTTTGCTACATATTATAGAATCGTTTTAAAACAAAACAAGCAAGACTTTTATAATATATTCCCATTGACTTATTTTTCTGATGGGGAATTTAAATGGTTTTTATTAAATCAAGCTGATGTTGATAAAGTTCCTGTTGGTACTTATTTATATTTCAAAGATTATACTTCAACAAGTACAGATATACAATATAAAATATTAGATGTTGTTTCAAAAAGTGCTAACTTTTTAAATGATAGTAGATCACAGCCTGCTGGAGTTTATTTTAAAATAAAAATAGATGCTAATTTATTGCCTCTTGTATATTACTACAATTTTACCAATATAACATTAAGTACTAATGCAATTGAACCTGTAAATAACATGTATAGTGTTGCTGAAAATGCAATATTTTATGGAGTTGGTATAGCAGGAGATATGGTAACTGCTCCAGGTAATGTATATTCTGGTGTTAATGATATACGATTTAAAATTGAAATATCAGATACTAATAAATTTAAATATTATGCATTTTTATTAGGTACTCCATATACTTATGTAAATGAAGTTACCATTACTCCTGGATCAAATCAAACATTATCTTATACATATAATAGTATTACTTATTCATGTAACATACGATTTAATTCTATTACTAATCTTGTATTAAAAGATTATTGGATAGTTAATTGTAGAAGCAATGGAAGTCTTAATATTTTTGGAGGTAAAACAAATTACTCATCTACTGCATCAGATTGTCCATATGGTTTTGTTACAGGAACTAATTGGAATTTAAATGGTGGATATGCTGGGGATAGAGAAATAAAAGCAGGAGCGGTTCTTACAATAAAAATGAAAGAACCTAATAATGGCAATACTACATCAACACAAACATTTTTAGCAAGTAAAGATTATGTAAACATTGAAGAATGGTTTATTGAAGGAAATATTTATGCTAGTTGGGTTCAATATCAAGGAGCCCTTAGTATTGGTCCTAAAAATGTATGTTTTAGAAGAATACATAATTTTCAACTTTATTCAGGAAATCAATATAGGTGTAGCCAAGGAGGTGTAATTAATTCAACAACTTTGGATTATCCTGTATTTATGTGGATTTTTGGATTTACTACAGGATCAGGACCAACTATGGAAGTTACTTTTGATTTTCAAGAATCAGAATATCCATCAATTTTTGAAAATCAAAAGTAACTTCCATAGT